GACGCTCTGCCGAGTTCTCCGAAGAGAATCATGGCCCAGGGCAAGCTGCCCGAACCGCCCCCGCTGTGGCTGCCGAGCCCGATGCTGCTGGCGTACCGGTTCTCGGTTGCACTACACGCATGGCTTGGGGAGAATCAGATGCACGAAGTCATCCGGCGCAATGCGAGTGACGAGGTGTTTAAGCGCGAGAGAGGCGCATGTGCGTCCCATGATTTTTGCGATGCTAACATGGCGATGCTGGAGGCATGGAACAGCATCGCGCCCACTCCGGTGAGTGTCGTCCCTGAAGAAGGCCACGAAGTGTGGAACACCGCCTGGGACATCGCGAAGGCCAACCACTTCAAGGTGTAGACGATAGCCCGCAAGGGCCGCATGCGGCCCTTGCTGCTGGCGTTTTGACCGGCGATTTGGAGATATAGAGATGAAAGATCCGAAGATCATCGACCGTATCCGAGCCCTGCTGAACATGGCCGGTGACGCGGCCAGCCCGCACGAGGCCGCGATTGCCGCAGGGCGGGCCCGCAAGCTGATGGACATGCATCAGGTGTCGCTCGAGGACCTTGGTGACAAGTCCACCGGGTTCGCAGTCCGGGCCATCGACAAGGAATACCGGTTCCTGCCGAAGTGGAAGGACATGCTGTGTGTGGCAGTGGCCAAGTTCAACGACTGCAAGGCCGTGCGCACCCACAAGTGGAAGTCCATCAACAACAGCTACTCGGTCCAACTGGCGATCCAGGGCTACGAATCTGATGTGGAGGTCGGCGCGGCGATGTACGACTACCTGTCGAGCACCATCGACCGGCTCTGCTCCCGGTACATCGTCAGCCTCGGCTACGACCGGTACCCGGCGAAGATCGGCGACGCCTACAAGCGTTCCGCCGCGATCACACTGGCGAACCGGCTTCAGGCCATGTCCGACGAGCGTAAGGCCGACATCAAGCTGTCGGATGGCCGCTCGCTGGTGCTGGTCAAGATGGCAGCCGTCGAGGCCGAGTTCGGCGAGGCCAAGTACACGCAGATCAAGGCCAGACCGATCAAGGATCAGGCCACCCTCGACGCTGTATCCCAGGGCCGGGAGGACGCGCGCAAGATCGCGATCAACCCGATGGTCAAGGGCCCCGAACAACGGAAGGCCATTCAATGAGCAACGTCCACAAGATCCCGTTCGCGGTCTGCATCCCGAGCCTCGTGTCCCTGCGCACGATGGCGAGGGAGCAGTGCCCGATCATGAGCCCGGAGTTCCTCGACTCGATCGCCATCTTGGCACAGAGTGCCTACGAGGACTACTCCGACTGGATCACCAACGGCTGGCCGGGTCCGCTGGCCGTCAACCCGGCCACGTTCAAGAGGAACGACGTCCTCGGCCTGGCCACAGCCTACCTCAACCACTGCAAGGAGATTCGCGATGCCATCGACCGTACATGACCTGACCATCGACGACCGGTACTATTCGGCACCGGACGTCGCCAACACCCCATACAACGCGGTCGCCTGGATCTGCGATGTGTGCCGCCTGTCCTTCGACCAATGGAGCGAGACACACGCGTTCATCACCGGGGTCAGCATCTCGGCGTCCGGGAACGGCCACGCCATCACCATCGACGCCACCTACCACGGCACCAAGCAGCGGTACGTGGGCTTCTGCTGGCCGGAGAGGAGCATGGTCGCGCAATTCGATGTACAGCCGGCCATCAAGGAGTTGTGCGGTCAGATCGACCGGTTGCGCGAGGACGTTGCTACCCTGCGTGGGGTGCGCGACAAGATGTGTGGCCAACTGGACGCCCTGGAGCAGGGCTTCAAGTCTATCGAGAATGCCGCGGTTAGCGAAACCACCATCGACGAGATGATCACCACTCGACTGTCCGAGGCGCTGTCCGGCTACACTTCGGACGACGACTTCGACGATGCCGTGCGCAAGGTCATCAAGGAGTTGGCATCGTGAGCAACCCTCTGTTCCCCATCATACGGGTGATGGCCCGCCGGTACCGCTGGCTCAGTCGGTCCAACCCCGAATCGATCCAGTGTGTGTCGATTCGGGTCAGCCTGCAGCAGTGCCTGACGGAGTATTGCCCCGGGGACAAGGTCAAGTCGCTCACGGATATCGAGTGCGTGGACGAAGGCTGGGACCATCTGGTGGTGGAGATGGAGTCCGGATTCAGCATCCTCATCCCGGTGTGACTCTGCCGCCGAGCCCCCGTCTGGGGGCTTTGGGCAGCGCCAAGCTGTCAACAGGAGATTCAAGCATGGTACAGGAGCGACTACCCCACGAACTGCCGCACCGGGCGGATCTGACCTGCGTGGTCAAGATCAACCCGGACGAAGCAGGCCGGTTCGATGCGGCCATCAAGGACGGGACCAACGACCCCGAGTTGGACCTGATCGCCGACACCGGCATCAGCGCCGACGCCGAGGTGTTGGAAGTCAGCTATTCGTCGAACCCGGACGGCACGTATTCGGCGCACATCGTCGGCTACCCTGCTGGCTCGACCCTGCTGTCCACGTGGGTCATCATTCTGGAGGTGAAGTCATGAGCTACACCTCTCCGCGCCGACCCGGGGAACCGGAGGTGCCTGCGTTCAGGTGGGTGCCGGGCACTCCCGATGGGAACGGCAGCCCGAACGGATGCAATGGGTGCGCCTTCCGCAGGATGCCCGAAGTCAGGTGCAGCCGCGTGCCGTGCCAGAGGTACCCGGGCCTAGTGGCCGAGTTATTGCCGACTGATGGGGTGAAGTCATGACCGACGCATTCAACATCAAGTGCCACAAATGTAATGGCACCGGGCGGTTCGTGAGCTTTAGTGGCCGTGACTGCGGTGACTGCTTCACGTGCGAGGGGACCGGCCAGATCGCGCCGAAGGCCCGCACCCACACCGACGCCCTACCGCCGATCCTGCGGTTCCCAAAGACCATCGATCTGGTCCTGCGCAACAACATTCGCCTGTGGCTGGGCGATTGCAAGATCGTCATCAGCCTGGCTGGGCGGATCAGCCTCGTGAGCCCCACGTTCGGGGCCGGCTACTACGGGTCATTCGAGCGCGACGGTCAGTTCAGGCCGTCCCGGCAGTGCACCCCCGACATGATCGCTAAGCTCCGCGACGTCGAGGATCGCGGTCTGGAGGCGGTCAAGGACATCGGCCGGCTGACCGGTGTGTGCTGCGTCTGCGGTCACATGCTGACCAACGAAGCCAGCATCGAGGACGGCATTGGGCCGATCTGCGCAGGGAGAATGCGGTGAAATACGTAGTGCTCACGGTGTCTGGCAAAAATCACACCATGCGATTCCCGATCATCTTCCCGAACAACTTGGTGCACGATCACGTGGCCAAGGCTGTCGGTCTGCTGCTCAATCTCATGTTTCCCCGGTATAATGTCAACGTGACCAGCGCCGGGGAAGTGAACAGCATGGACTTCGGAGGCAAAGCCTACGGCAAGAGCGAATCGTGCCGGGTGTCCAGCAAGAAGACGGACACCCAACTGATCCGCATGAACGATTACGGCGCAGGGGCGATGGACGAATGAAGATCGCTGTTCTATTCGACGGAGCCGGGCTCGCGCGCCTAGGGCTCGAGAGGGCGGGTCACATTTGCACCGGGTTCGAACTCGACCCGCGCAAGCACCACCTATCGTCAATGGTAGGCAGGCCCGGTGCGGCGGTTCTGGCCGATGTGCAATCGGTCGACCTCAGGGGTTATGACGCCGTCTGGACATCGCCGCCCTGCCAGAAACGATCGACTGCCATCAAGGATCTGACACGCCGGGGCGGCTGCCGCGATGAGCAATACCAGGGCGACTACTTGCAGTGGTGCCTCGGCCTGCGGTCCAAGATCCTGTGGGTCGAGAACGTTACCCTTCAAGGCCGCGAGGGCAACGATTGGGGCACGGTCTGGAACGCTGCCCAATTCGGGCCGCTGCCGATCCTGCAGAACCGCAACCGGATCATCGGCGGCAGGTACGAAGCACCGGTACCGGACAGACCGTACAAGCGGTTCTTCCCTGGCGTCTGCCCGACAATCATGGCCACCGAATACAAGGGTTCGGCCGTAGATAAATGCCGGGCCGGCCGCTACTACGGTCGGGCCCTGACCCCGGAAGAGTGTGCTCATCGCATGGGGTTCACGATCCCGCCTGAGTGGTGGGCGATTCCAGATTGGTTCAGGCCGTCAGACTCACTCAAGACGAGGACCGTTCACTGGCGCAGGAACATCTACGAGGCCATCGGCAACGGAGTCCCGGTGCACATGGCGCAGGCTTTCGGTTCGGTGTATAAATCATAGAGAGGTGCCCATGGACAAGTTCGCCAAGGTAGTAATGACCGCCATCATGGCGCTGTACGTAATCGCAACCGCCATCATCATGGCAAGGGGGATTCTGTGAAACGCAAACGCCCGACCTCAATGACCGAGCCCAAGATGTATCAGATGATTCTCGCCAAGCGTCTGCTGGCGGTCAAAGCTCAACTGGACACCCTGCAGGCCGAACGCGCGGCAATCGTGGGCAAGCTTGGCGTATGCGACTACGCCATCCCGGACGGGTTCCGAACCATCCGGCTGCGGATCGTCGACCGGGTATCCCGGTGTGTGTCGATCCGGGACCTGTCGCAGTACGTGTCCGCCGACATCTTGAACCGCTGCCGGCGTGCGCGTAGCGGCAAGGTGGTCCGGGTTAACTACGTCAAGGAGGACACCGATGAGCCGCAAGACTGAATGCGAGCGCATGGCCAAGGAGCAGAATCTGTCCGTAGCCACACACAACCCCGGGTGTGGGACCAAGATCCGGGTGTTCGAAGGCACTGGCGTCGACTACTTCGACTCACACCCGATCTTCGCCACCGCTGGCAAGAGTGGTGATTGGGCGCTCGTCGAAGCATTTCTCGAGGGCTATTGCATGGGGGCCACCAAGCAATGAGCTACAAGATAACCAAGCTACGCGTCGGCGCGGTCATGTCGGCTGTCATGCTCGACATGTTGGTGCATGGCCCGTGTACGAGGGACGAACTGTGCGAAGGCACCGGGCTGTCACCCAACACGATACGATCGTACCTGAGGGCCTGGCATAACAAGGGCCTGATCTACATCGCTGCCTATTCCGAGGACACCCGCGGACGGATGCAGGTCGAGGAGTGGATGTGGGGTCCCGGCATGAAGGACGCCGCTCGTCAGCCGCTGACCCAATGCCAACTGTCCGAGCGGTGGCGCAAGAAGGTGCGGGACATCCGCATCAATCACGCCCTGACTGGGTCGCGCAAAGTGCTACGGTGAAATACGGCAGCATGTTCGAACGCCTGGTAGCCAACAGCTACATACCGGAGGGCCAATCCGAGTGCACCGGATGCTGGATCTGGAAGGGCAAGTCGACGCTGAGCAGATCCAAGAAGGTCACCTACCCTCGCATTAATGTCCGTATCGGCGGCAAGCACAAGACCTTGTTCGCTCACCGGGTCATGGTGGCGGTGATCGAGGGCAGACCGCTCGAAAGCGAGGAGGAACCGGACCACTTGTGTCACGTTACTATGTGCATCAACCCGGATCATCTGGAACGGGTTCACAGACTGGTCAACAGGGCCAGAAGGAGGATAGATGAGAATACTGCTTAAGGTCTTCATGTGGGTGGCGATCATCGCTGTGGCGATCGCAGCCGCCCTGTGGAAGTATGACAATCGGCCCGGCCAGCGCCGGCATCACGATTAGGAGGAATCAACGTGGTCAGTGTATTGGACAATCAGCCGTTCTACCAGGCTATGACGCAGTTTCCGAGGCACATCGAGGAGCGCCTGCTGCGGTATAACGTGCTGCAACTGTGCGCGCTTGTCTCCGAGAAACCGGGACCTCGCTGGTCGGGGGCCTCGGATCGGTACGGGCCCATCAAGGAAATCGAGCGGAGATGGAAGCTCGACGATCTGGCCAAGCGGATCGAGGACATCGTCCCGGAAGAGCCCCTCATGACCTATGCCCGGATGATCGCCGGCTTGGGGGGTGACCCGAACAAGGAGTACAAGAAGATCGTCGCCAATGCTCGGAGTTCCAAGGACATCGAGCAGGGCATCAAGGTCAAGGAGCGGATCGATCGCATCACCAAGCCGATCGAGCCCGACACCGTCCGGGATGGCCTGGCTAACTGCGAGAATCTGGATGACCTCAAGCGGGTCGCCGCAGAGCAGGGTCTGGCGGATCTGGATTGGGCCAAGATCGACGGTCTGGCCAATTTCGGGCTCAAGAGGATGTATGTCGGCAACAAGTGGCGGACCAAGCTGCGCAGAGAATCGAAAGGGGGTACTTGACAACTGAAATCGAGTTCTGTTCCAATTCACTTTCCCACAACCCAACTCCGAAAGGATAGAGATACCATGGAAGCAGGCACCAAAGTCACCGTCACGAACAAGGACGGCACCACTTTCGACGGCGAGTTCGTCAGCACCAAGTCCGGCTGGACCGTCGTGAAGACCAAGGATGGCGAGAAGAAGGTGCGCTCCGGCACCGTCGCCGAGAAGCTGACCAAGGCCGAACAGGCCAAGCGTGATCGCGCCGCAGCCAAGGCAGCCAAGGACGCCGAGAAGGCAGCCAAGGCCAAGGATGGCGAGGAAGACGGCCGGCTGGTCCCCGCCGACCTGTCGCGCTACGTCCTGCACGACAGCAAGACGGCATCGGGCCGCAAGCACATCGACGTCGACGACGAGGCGGCACGCAAGATGCGCGAGAAGGACCTGCCGGGCTGCTACAAGTACGCCGCCGAGGTGCTCGGGACCACCGCCAAGGAACTCCAGGCAAAGTACCAGCACCTGAACGCCGGCATGCAGCGCATGAATCTCGGCAACCGCGTCCGCGCGGCTTTCAAGGCGGCAGAGGCGGCGAGCGCCGCTGCTTGACCGACTGCAGCGGTCAGGGGGCTTCACCGCCCCCACTCCGCTGCGATTGGCGGCGCATAACCTGAGGATATAGACAATGAGCCACTTTGCTGTTTTGGTCGTCGGACCCGATCCCGTTGCCCAACTGGCCCCGTTCCACGAATTCGAGTGCACCGGCCGCGACGACGAGTATGTGATCGACGTCGATGTGACCGAGCGCGCCCTGAAGAAGTACGCGGAGGACACCACGACCCGCATCAAGCTGCCGGATGGTACCCTCGAAAGCTTCTTCGACGAGAAGGGTGAATGGCGGCAGGAGTTCTCGCAACAGGAGGAGGATCCCACCTTCAAGAGCATGTCCCGGCGCACTTACTACGTGCCACCCGGGCACGAGAAAGTCGAGGTTCTCACCAGCACCCTGAAGTCGTTCGAGGAATTCTGCAAGGACTACGGCGGCTGGCGGGTAGATGCCGATGGCCGGGCTTGGGACCATACCAACCCGAACGCCAAGTGGGATTGGTACCAGTTGGGCGGTCGCTGGACTGGCTTTTTCAAGCTCAAGCCGGGGTGTATGGGCCTGTTGGGCGAGCCCTCCCTGCTGGCCCGCGACCACAAGATGGACTCCACCACGGCCGATTCGGCACTCAAGGGGAACATCGACTTTCAGGCAATGCGGGCCAAGGACGAGCAACAGGCCCGGCAGGCATGGCACAAGGTGCACGACCCGCTGAACGGCGTGCGGTGGGCGGCATGGGAGGAAGTGCTCAAGGAATTCGGAACGGAACGGATCGACGAGGCCCGCAAGTTCTACCACGGGCAGGTCGCGTTTGAACTGAGTCCCCATCTGGGGAAGCACATCTTCGACCGTGACAGCTTCTTGGTCACGGAGGAGGAGTACGCGAACCGGGCAACGGCTGGCTCGGGCGCCACTTTCGCCGTGTTGATGAACGGTCAGTGGTACGAGCGCGGCAAGATGGGGTGGTGGGGGATCGTCAGTGACGACTCCGGGGACGAGTGGTTCGCCAAGTTCCACGAACTGGTGGATTCGCTCCCGGACGACACGATGCTGACCATCGTTGACTGCCACATCTGATGAGCGTGTGGTTGTCTGTCGCTAGGGTCCTCGTGACGGCCCTGGTCACCGGAACGGTGACAGTGGTCGTTAGCGATACCATGCCGACCGAGGTTTTGGACGATCTGTCCTTTATGTCGGTTCGCCATGTGATCGCCCCGGCCCCTCGCGACGTTCCAGAGAGGCTCTGGGTGGAGGCGCCCGATGCGCCCCGGTGCCCGGACGCCCCTCAGCGTGCGCGTTGTCAGCATGGCGGAAAGATGGACTACGGCTAGTTCCTGCCGCTCCATCTACAGGAAGCCTGGTCCGCGGCCCGGATGGATTCGTTCCCCGGGCCGCTTCTATAAGGAGAGTGATAATGTGGTACGACAGAATCAAAACCGGTGACACTGTGTGCCCGGTACCCCTGTGGAACAAGACCAGCAGGCACACCAAGCTGGAATATCACACGATCGTGCAAGGCGTTCGTCGGGATCAGACCAGCGAAACTGGTACCATGTTCCTCGTCCATTTCAAGAATGGCGACAGGGATTGGCTGGACGCCAACTGGTTCACGCAGATGGACGAACTGTGCTTCGATCCGTCAGGCGAATAGGATCTTGGCTATCTCCGGAGCGGTGGCCGGGCTGACCAGCCCCACCCATGCCGCCTTGTTCCTGAACGACGAATACCTGATTTCGCCCAGATCGTCGATGATCGTGGCCCTGTGCAGGTGGTCGATACCCCCGAGCCTGGACATCATCCACCAGGCCGAGGCACCCCCATGCCTCAATGACTCGAGCCCGAATGCCCTTTGGTCGGCCGTGAAGTGCTCGATGTCGAACTTCCTGTTCTCCTGAGGGAGCCGCGGCAGGCACTTCAACTCCATCCACATGTACCGGCGTTTCTTGCCGGCGAAGGATACGTCGGGCAGACCCGACCCCAACCGGTCCTCGACCCTCTTGGCAAACCAGAGAGTACCCATCGAGTCCCTCATGTTATCCCATAACTGCTGTTCGGGTAGTCGGCGGCTCATCCGGGATTCTCCGTGGTGTCGTCAGGCCGGGACCGTGGCCTCTCTTCTTTTCCCGGGCCGCGCGTCGGCTGCCTCAGGCTATTCATACAGCTACGGCAGGCGAAAAAAGAACGGCGACGCCCCCCTCGGTCTACAGTCGAGTAGGTCTTGCCGGCGGTGTCAGGGCAATAGTGCTGCCCCTTCACGCAGAATTTCTCTTTCGCCGCCACGACGATCAGCCTATCGGCATGTCCGGGTTAGACACGTGGGTGACAGATCCAGGTGACCCGAAGTAATAGCCCGGTGGCCTCTGGGTCTGTTCGGCGACGAACATGGGTTTCCGGTTCTGCATAGCGCGCACAATGTCCGCGTCGCTCATATCTTGACACGGGTTGGCGCATTCCTTGACGGGGTTCCTGCGGGCAGCCATGGCCCGCAGTATCATCAGGTACAGAATGGCATCATCGATCCGGCCCTCAATGGGCTCAGACATCGGCTTGCCGACATAACCAGCAGTGACGTCGATCGAGTTCACATAGGTATCGATCGAGTCCATGTGCTTGGACAGCAGCACCGATAGCACCTTCTCGGGTGTCAGGTTCAGCCTGCTGGCCATCCTGTCGAAGTTGACGTGGATGTTGCTGTTGCCATCCTTGCCCCTATACTCGGCCCCCTTCGAATGGCTCAGGTCCAAGATCCGGTTGGTCACCTCCTTGATGAGGTTGATGAATTCGAGGAATTCGATGTTCTTCATACCTTGCTCCATGACGAGTTGATGATGTGGCGGATTGCCCCCCACTCGAGACTTGGGTACTTCATCCACAGTTCCTTGTACGTGAATTGCACCCTGTTGCACATGCCGTCGTATACCTCCTTGGCATGGTTGCCGATCATCTCGCAGCCGAGGAAGCATTGGGCTTCTATCAAGTCGGCCAGCTTCACGATTTCGTACGCGGTGGGCAGATCGTCGTACACCCTTTCCTTGGCCGACTTCCAGGCCGCATGGTACGTGTCTGACATGGACAGTTCAATGTTGCGGATGGTGTCTGTCTCCGGGATGGCCCTGCGCATGGCTTCCTTGGCCGGCGTGGCGATATCCCCCGTCAGGACCTCCGGCATGTCGTGCATCAAGGACCAGACGTTGGCCGAGGCCGCGATCTGCTGCGGCAGGCTCAGATGCAGGCACAGTTGGGTGGTGATCAGCCACACCCGATACATGTGCTCCGCAATCGTCTGCTCTCTGGCCACGCGGACGATCTGCCACCGCTTGACATGGCCGGTCCGCATCATCTCTTCCAGAGTAAATTCAGCCATAGTTCCTCCGCAATTGGTCGTAGATGTCCCGGGCAAGGTCGTCGATGGTCGACCCCCTCGAATCGCTCAGGATGATCAGGTCGGCCGACCGCTCGATCATCAGGTTGCAGGTATTGTCGTCCCCCCTCGACCTGAAATCGGTGCTGACGAGCCACACCGGGATACCGGTGGCCCTGGCCACCCCGACTTCGAACGCTGTGCCCGAATCAACGTCCGGCCCGTCCACAACGGCGATCACCAGATCGGAATAACGGACATCGTTGTAATTCTGTGTGAAGATGTCCATGCCGGCCACTTCGATCTGCGGCAGGCGAATCTCCATGTCGAATTTGTCATCCGGCTGCGCCTGGCTCATCACCTGCGCCACCACCTGCCGGTTGAACTCCCTCTCCGCCGCAGTAAACAACGGCGCTGCCCAATAGATCTTCATCTTCATGCTGGTTTCTCCACGTGTTGGTAGGTGCCGGATTGAGTCTTCTGCCATTCCCGGTTGACGTTGACTCCCAACTTGGTCAGCACCGCGTGGGCGGCGTTGATGTTATGCCGGGAGGCGTGGTCGAGGATGAGGATGAGGGCGTCCGCGATTTCGTCTTCACCGCTCGGGTCCTCGACCATCTCCGCCAGTTCCCCATACATCTTGAGGAACATGCTGCGGTCGTCCCTGTCCGGGAACAGTTCGTTCGCGATCCGGTGGTTGACGTCCTGAATGTACGCGAAGTCGTTGCCCCGCGTGTAGTCGATGGCTACCATTTACCGAGCCTTTCCTGGATAGCCGCCCACAGCTTGGTGGGGGAGCCGTGGTCGTAGGTGAGGACATCGTTGTAGGTCGGGCCCACGCCGATGATCAACTCCGGAACGTCACGGAAGTTCCACCAGATACGTTCGAACAGGTCGTAGCTCTGGACGTAGTTAACGAAATTCAAGAACACCGTGGACGGATCACACACGGACATCGCCACGTTGATCTGCTGGTTGGAGAATGTGAACAGCCGGCGCGGCAGCTTGGTCACCGTGGTCAGTTCCGGCTCCAAGCCGATGTCCTGCCACGAAATCTCGGCCTGATCGGGGTAGCATGGCCCCGACCAGCCGACCTGTGTTCCATTCTCGTCAAACCTGTTGGCCACCCTGATCGGGTAGGTTCGGCAGGTGCCGTGAATCCGGGCCTTGCGAGCGTCAGAGAACGGGATGCCGCAATCGGCCATGATCTGCGACGGCGTCACATCGCGCGAAGTGGTGTACGGGTAGAAACCATGGTTGATCGACAGCCCGAAGCCCTGCGCCCCCTCGACGAGGACTTTCCTCGACGAACTGTAAATGGCGAGCCATTCGGCTGTGCTGCGGACGACATGGACGTTGTCACGGTCGAGCAGCAGGTGCTTGCCCTCGAATTGGCTGATCACCGATGGGCGGTCAGGGTTGCGGCGGATCTTGTTGATCACCGCTTCGCCGACACCCTTCTTGGTGCTGCCGATGGCCGTCATCGTCTTGTACTCGATATCGCGGTCTTCCTGAGTCACGACCGCTGCATTCGGGTGGATGAAGATTGATATCAGGTTGCGCCGGAGGATGTCTTCGCAGGCGTCGATTTCCTCGGACAATTTATCCATGTCGATCACCGACCCGGGGCCCATCATCACCCGCTGCACGCACGAACCCACGATTCCATTGGGCAGCATCGTGTGGATGAACTTGCGACCCATCGAATCGATGTAGGTGTGGCCCGCGTTCGGAGCCCAGGCCGACATGATGGTGTCGTGGGTGCCGCGCTCGGCCAGCCACCCCACTAACAAACCCTTGCCGGTCGACCCGTATTGCAGATCGATGACGACGTCAATTGTCTTGCTGTACATGCTTATCCTTTCGTTGTCTACTTACACGCTTCCCACCAATTACGACCGTAACCTTGATCGGTGGCGATCGGAACTCTGAATTTGATCGGCTGGTCCTCCGAATGGAAGTCAGTCACGATCCTCGATATGTCCATTCTAACATCCTCCCTGCCGGTCGGGACATTGGAATCAAATTCGTCGTGGACGTTCAGGCACAGGTAGCCCTTGTCACCCCTAGCCTCCTCGAAATACGAGTCCAACTGCACGATCTTGACCTTGAGAGCGTCAGCGGCTGAGCCCTGGAATATCAGGCCACCAGCCTTATGTGTGAACTGACCGCCGGGGAACCTGATGTGCCGGCCCATAATGGTCATCACGTATCCGCGAGACTTGGCAACCGCGGATGCGCTCTCGAGCATGTCCTTGACACCGGGCACGGCTCTATGGTATTTCTTGAAGACCTCCTTGGCCTCTGGACCGGGCCGAAGCCACTGCTTGCCGCGCCGGTCGGTTTCCACCGTGTATGGCAGGCCCATCTCAGCAGCTAGCTTGCCCTGCCCCATGCCGAACACCAACCCTAGATTGATCTGTTTGGCGTTGGCATCACCAGCGAACCTCGGCTTACGCGGAATGCCAGTCATATCCGACACGATCTGGTGAAAGTCGGTGTTCGGGTCGTTCTGATACGTGTCAAGCAGGTGCTTGTTCTTGACGTAGTGCGCGAACACCCGGAAGTCCATCTGGGCCCAATCGTTACACACCCAATCGTAACCGTCATCAGGTATGAACACCGACCGCACCACCGAGGCGATGTCCTCATCCCGCTTATGAATCTGCTGCAGAGCCGGGTCACTGATCGAGAACCTGCCGGTGCCGGTTCCCTTATCGTTATCCGACTTGGTCTGGTTGATGCTTGCGTGAATGACGCCCTGGTGGTGGTGCTTGAGGATGTGGCCGCGCAGGAACGTGTCGCGGGTCCTGAGCATCTTCCTGAGACGCAGAATCATCGGCGCGGCCGGGTGCTTCATTGACCGCAGGCAGTCGGCATCGATGCTGGCCTTGCCGGCTTCGGTACTCTCGGCCACCGTACCATCGCACAAGACCCACTTACCGTCGACCAGTTGCGGGTTGAACAGTCGATGGATGGACCCGGACGGATTAGGGTTTACTTCGAACCCGGCCAGCTTGTCCAACTGCCGCTGAGCGATCTTGGCCCGGGAGTCGATTTCCTTGGCCGCTTCCTCCGCAGCCTCGATGTCGACCCTGACACCCTTGTGCTCCATGCGGACGATGGCCGGCAACAGACGCAACTCTAGGTCCATGATCTTGTGCAGATCCTGTTCGGCAATCTCCTTGACACACCGCTTGTACATTTCGTTGGCGGCGATGCCGTCGTCGATCGCGTATTCCGACATCATGCCGACCGGAGCCCGTGGAAAGTTGGGGGCCTGGCGTTCAGCAGTCGGCGGGCCCCCGAACATGCGGGCTAGATCCACGTATATGGACGTCTTCTTGCGCACATCGGTGTACTTGGCCGACAGCTTATCCAGCGAATACGACAGTTCGTGCTCGTTGATGATGGCCGATGCGATGATCGTACAGAACACTCGGCCCTCTGGGAACTTGATGCCGGCCTCCCGACACATATGCCAGTCGAACTTGGCCCCGTGGCACACCACCAACTTGCACTTGGGCACCTTGTCGGCCAGCCATTTTCTGGCCTTGGGATCCACCCGAAAGTCGTAGTAAAACCCGTCATTGGCTGGCGACACGATGGACACGCCGAATACTTTGCCCTCCCACCAATACAGGCCGGTCGTTTCTGTGTCCAGAACGACATACTCCCACCTATCGATGTCAGGGTAGAAGGCCATTTACCATCCCCCAACCCAATACGACCTGAGGGCTGCACTGTAAGGCTGCATCAATGGGTGCTTTGGGCTCCCATCGTTGTTATGCCCCAGGCACTGGAATTGCAGCGCCCGTTCTGGGTGCATGGTTCGCCCGACGTACTCGGCTCTGTCCGACCTGGACTTAGCCCCCCATGCCGCCACCACCAACGCCGCCGACTGTATAGCTTCGCTGATATGCAGGTCGTTGTCCGGGCCCACGGGGTAGCCGGCCTTCTTCAAATCCTTGGGGTCGGTGGCCCTATATGCGTACAGATTGACGACCGTGAATTGACCGTAACCCCAGATATTGCAGAAGCCGATGCACTTCCTGATCGTGGGGTCGTCCTTCTGGTGATCGGCCGTAGACGGGTTGAGCATGATGAACACCGCCCGGGGGCCCTTGTCCCAACACCGGTACAACGAATACCTGTATTGACCGCACGGACTGATGACTGCGTCACGAATCATATGATAGTTCTCCAAAATCCCGACGGAAACAGATCTTTTCTCAACCGCTCCAAGTCCGACGACCTGATATCCACTTGCCGCGCCCAATCGTCGTACGCTTCCTTCGGGGTGGTCCCCGTGCCGGCCGGGGCAAAAACATTCACACGGGCACAGCGCCACCTAACTGTGGACCCGCTGAACGATCTGTACATCTTGATCCTAGGCTTCGCAAACACAGCGCCGCCTCAGAACGGAATGTCGTCGTCCATGTCGTCGAAGCCCTGATTCGATCCGGTGGTCTTCGGGGCGCTGGTCTTCTGCTGCTCCTCCTTGACCGTGAAGGCCAGCGACAGCCACGGGTCGTTGGCCTTGGTCTTCTTGATCCAGCCTGATACCCAATACTCGACGCCGTTGATCTTGCAGGTGCCAGTCCGGTCCGGGTGATTGTCCCGGGTCTTGCGCTTGTTCAGGAACAACGACCCGGACATCTCATTCTGTTCGAAATCAGCCATTACGATTCTCCTTGCTGCGCTTGATGGTAGGCCATGCCTGGTTGAATTGATCCTTCGCGACCCTGAGATCCACCCCGTCTTGGATGAACTGAGCATTGTCCTTGGCGTACCCCTCCGCCATCTCGATTTCATCAGCCAGTTTGATAGCGGCCTGCCAATCGCGATCGCTGGCGGTCACCCAGAATTTCAGGGCCTTCCACAACTGTTTCCAAGTAATCATGCTCACCTCAGATGGAGAATCCGCCTTCGCCCAACGACGATATGCGGAGTTTGTGTTTGGCGCGGGACATGGCGACATACCACACCCGTAACTCACTGTCCGGTTTCAGGACAGACCCGGCCTCCACCCTCGGCGTCCAATCGGTAATCACGGTCACCTCGTCAGCTTCCTGACCCTTGGACGAGTGGATGGTATTGGTGATCAGGTTGGGCTCGGACAGGATGTCCACATCAGCGAAGTAGTGCTGAAATAGGTACGGAATGCGGAAGACCCTGTGCGGGTCTTCGGACAGGATCGATGTCTTGTCACCGGCCAGCAGGTCGGCCCGAACCTTATCGGTTGCCGCCGCGATCATGGTTTCGAGCCCCTTGGCGGACAACACCTTGGTGTCCTTGTACTGATGCCAGGCCCTGATAGCCTTGGCAGCCTTGCAGTCGAACGGGCCCGGCAGACCACCTGACCCAGACCGGAACGGGACCCGGCGCTCGATCAGGGACTTCTCAAGCTTCTGCTTGATTGAGTGGGTGCGGCACAGGATGAACCCGGAGTCCTGATCGGCCGGTTCGAACAGTTCGGAGTATTCTACCTCCCCCTCCTCGTCCCGGGGGTCGTACCTCTTCTTGACCCGGTCCCGGATCTTGTTCGCTATGCCGGTCACCACCTCGTGCACCGAGAATGGGATCCGCCATGATTTGTCCAAGATCAGACGGTCGGCATCGGTGTCGCCCTCGAACGATCGCATGCCATGGGGATCTGCGCCAGCCCATTCGAAGATGGCCTGGTCGTCATCGCCTGCGAAGTACACGGACTCCACGCCCGGCTGGTTCACCACCTCCCTAATCACTTCCCACTGGAGGGGCGACAGATCCTGCGACTCATCGATAAAGATGACCTTGCATCCATGCTCGCGCGGTGACTGCTGGTACTTCTCGAGCATATCAGTGAAGTCAATCAGGCCGTTTGACTTCTTCCATGAATCATAGCTCTCGAAGAAGAATTGGAACTCATTCCACGACCCGGGTCGGTCTGACCGCTCGTATTCTACCTCATTGCCGTCCAGCTTGTTCCGCGCCAGGGAATACAACGACAGGTAGATGTCGCCCAACTCCATGGTTTCGTGCATGTCGTCGGTGTTGCCCTTGAACGGCATGCCGATCGTCTGCCCGAATTTCAGCAGCTTGCTGTAATTGACCAGCGACGAACCATTCAGACGCAGCAGCCTGTAGCAGGCGCTGTGAATTGTGGACACCGTATCGCTGGATTTAACTCCCATCCGCCGGAGGACTTCTGCCGCTGCCGCACGGGTGAAAGATAGGTACATGATGTCATTAGGCGAGTAGCCCTTAGCCATGTACTCCGCAACTTTGTTCATCATCCACGTGGTCTTGCCGGTTCCGGGCGGACCATAGATGGCTGTCGATTTCATCTTTATCCTCTATGAAGAGGACGCGCGGGTCAACTGCCCCCGCGCGTCATGAATCCCCGTCGAGCCCTTCCCGCTCATGGTGACGGGGTGGAGACTCTTAGAACTCCTTGGAGTTGACCGTGGTGCGGCTCTCCTCCTCCGGATCGAACCCGGAGGTGTCGGCGCGTGCGCCGCCGGTGCTGAACGTCTTGTACGCCTTCTCGGCCGCAGCGTAGATCTGCTCGGACACGTAGCCCTTGACGCTGATCTTGATGTTCTTGAAGTCCTGGTTCTGCTGGTTCTTGTCGTCGACCGACTCGACCAGATAAGCCCGGGCGAACGAGTCGTCCCCGGACAGGGCGATGAGGGAGTTCCACTTGCGGGACACCTTCATCTTGCTCTTGGACATCGACAAGACCACCTGCTGCAGGCTCTTCGGACCGACCAGCAGGCAGAAGTGCTGCGCGGTGTCCAGAGCGGTGAAGTCGTCCGGGTTCTCCGCCTTGCCGTCCTTGTCCTTGAGCGAGAGGATCGCGTCATCCGCCTCGGCCTTGGTGGGGTATGCCCCACGGAAGCCGCCACCCTTGCTGCGGTCCTTCCAGATCAGCCACTCCTTGGTGAAATACACCGGGACGACCACCACGGACTCTCCGTAGATTTCCCGGGTCACGTTGTTGTACAACACGCCTTCCTCCGCCCCCGGAATGTAGTCCGGGTGGGACTTGTTCCGGGCCGGCGACAGGGACTGCACGATTTCCAGCCGGGGGATGACCAAGTCCGAGTGGGTGACGTTCTCGGCCCCCCGGTTGCCCTCCTTGATGAAGGTCGGTCGGTCGGTGCTGATGTCGAAGGATTCCGACGTCGCCACCTCGCGCGACTTGCTCGGGGTGGCGGTCTTGGCTGCCGGTGCTTGCTTCTTTGCTGCTGTTGCCATGGTGTGATTTCCTTGGTTTCATTGATGACCCCATTAGATCGGCGGGTCAGTACTCCGTCTGTATCACGCCGCGATACTGATGACCGTTGCGTGCCGCAGTTCTGGGACTTGGTCCCTATATGCTCGAGTCCTATTGCGTTCCCTGATGGCCTGCAACTCGGGCTCTTGCAACTTTGATATCCGCTCCATCAAGTCGGACACTTGATCCGGCCTGACGATAATCTCTTTTGGTTCCACCCACCGCTTGAATATGCCGGTCTGCATTAACTCCCGCATCTCGATCGGCCGCATGTCGCCCATATCCACCGGGGTCCAATCGTCCGCGATGTGTGTGGTGCGAATTTCCTCCGACATGTGACACCTGTTGATCGCGATCTGTGCGCGTGACGCGTCGTGGGTCTGCATCATCCGCTCCAGACCGTCCACTGTGCCCTCCATCAACCAGCCACCCTCGCGGTGCCTGGTCATGATGCGCATTCTGTCCAGCTCCCAATGTGTGAGAGCCTGGCGATCAACCACGAACTCCCACCCCTGTCTGGACATGGTCAGCGTGTCGGACCTGAATCCAGTCCAATAAACCGGGATGGGGGCACGGCGAACAATCTCGCTGTTCCCCCATGGCGTCATCCAATGCACGGCCACGGTTGGCGCCTTAGACCGAGCCTTCCTCGATCCGTGCTTCCAGATCGGCCAGCTTGAGTTCTTCGGCACGCAGGATGCGCCGGGCATGGTCCACAGCCCGCATCTGCGAAATTAACTGGTCTTTGGCCTTCTTCACAACCTCGTCGTTGATGGCCTTGGCGGCTTCGGCCTTGATGGCCTTGATGGCCTTGATGTCGATGATGATGCCCATGGTGTATCTTCCAATCTTGAGTTTCATAGGTTGTCCCTGAATCCGAGAACCGGTCAGGTCTTGGTGATCGTGGCCTGCTGGTAGGGGGTCACGTTGAACAGGTCCTCCGGAATGTCGTCCGCGGACTTGATCCTGTTCTTAAGGGTGGCCTTCAGCGTGGAGGCATTCACGGACGGCTGGATCAAATCACCCAGACCAACGTCACGCATCCACTGATAGGCTTGGTCCTTGCACCCGGCCTTGATGGACGCGTAGATGTTGGCCCGCAGGCCCACCCGGCCGACGCCGTCGACGACCATGTTCCGGATACCCTCCTCGGTGAACCGATCCGGGATCGCCACCTTGGCCAGGTACTCCAGTTCGGAGTTAGCAGCCGACACCTTATCCTCCAACTCATCCTTGTCGGCACGCAGGTGCGACATGGCGTGGATGAGATCCAAGGTGGGCTTACCCTTGTACTTGTCAGCCCACCGGGATTGTGGGCTCTGTTCTTCATCGGACATGGTTATGACCTTTCTGCCACGTCTATGAGGATGGGAGTGTAGAAACTGTCGCGATTGGACCACCGCAGGACGGTGAACGCATCCGCGATCTTGCCGATGACAGCGAACACTGCCGCTGCCACGGTGGGGGACCCGGAGAACACGATGTAGTCATCGTCCGGGGCAAAGTCGGCCAACTTTTTCCAGATTTCGTCGATCAGCGCCTGATTTGACAAACTGGAAGCCACGGCCGAGAATTCGTCGCGCGTGATGAACACGATCTGACCAAACTTCTCAGCCGGCAAATAGTTCAATCGTGACTGTTCTTGGGTGACAAAGACTCTGGGCATCGCTATCTCCTATCGTCCGATTGTACCATCAGAACAGCAGCGCGTCAACCGTCGACGACTTCTTTTCGATCGAAGCTCTGACGTATTCGGCGACGTTCATCTTGGCGTTGTTGGACTCCACGATAATCTCATCCACCGTGCCCTCAGCCACCAAGTCTATAATGGCCACCGACACTTTCTTGGATGGGTCGGTAGCCCTCTCCAGACTCTGCAGACGGTGGATCAGGTTGTGGCTGGACGAGTAGTTGATCATCACCCCGGCGGCGCTGAATGTGTAGCCGCGGCCACCCGTGGTAGGGTTGGCTACGATCCACTTGATCTTGCCGGCCTTGAATTCCGTGCTGATGCGGTTGCGTTCGTCCTCGTCGACATCGCCATGGAACAGTGCAACCTCACCATGCGGGCGCAGGGCTTCGGCTATGGCCTTCAATTCCTCGATGTGAACCGCCCACACGATCCCCTGATCGTCCGCGAACTCCCGCGTCAGGGTGTCCACGACGCAATCGATGCGAGGATTGTCGCCCGGGATCTTGTGATGCTTGTACTTGTACTTCGGCTTGCGGATCTGGGATACTGGGTCGACGGTGTATTTGCCCGTGTCAATCCTCTCCGCGAAGAAACCACCGTTCACCTCTTGCAGCCGCAGCATGCGCTCGAGAACGTTTTGCACCACCAGGACAATATTACCATCCTTGCGGATGGTGTTGTCCTTCTTGATCCGCCTGTAGATTTCCTTCTGCTGAGCGGTCAACTCGACTGTCTTCACGGCGAATACGTGCAGGGGAGAGTCGAAGACGTCCCCATATCTGACCTGGTACACGTATGGCCTGGTGATGTCTACGAACTCCTCCATATTGCGATAGCCGACAATCTCCTTGTCTCCGAACCCGCCCATGATCGCGTATCTGTTGCGGAACGCGTAGTAGTCCCCGATTCCGAATATCTCGGGGTCCAGGAATTCGAACTGAGAGAAGAAGTCCATCGGACCCTTGGATATCGGGGTCCCGGTCAGGATGCGTCTGTATTCGGACTTGTCCCTAATGTCGAACATCTTCTGCGTTCTGATCGACTTGTGGTTCTTGATAGTGTCGGACTCATCGACCACGACCATGCTCTTGGGCCCGGACAGGAATTGCATGCACATGTCGTGGGCCGAACCGGCCGACAGGGACTCGATGCCGACCAGCAATACTTTCAGCTTCTGGCTCGCCGACGAGTTGAACTTGTCGAATTCCTTCTTCTTGCTGGTATCCAGATGCAGTAATTCGACATGGTCCATGTTGGCGTCTTCGGCGAAGTCGTTGGACCAGTTGCGGCGCAGCGTCTTGAGAGGGATGATCAACAGCCGATCGATCTTGCCCTCGTAGAACATGGCCATGGCTTCATCGATAACCACCTTAGTCTTGCCGGTGCGCATGTCCATAAACAGGGCCATGACTCTCCTGGAGTATGTCCTGTTCAGCGCCTCCATCTGGACCACCCGGGGCTCGCGCTTGAATTTGTATCTGCGCGGGAACGGATCGGGCTCGATGTTCGGCGGGATCAACACCTCCTGCATCTTGTCCGACGCCGCCTTGGTGAACACAGCGTTCGTGGGCAGGCTTTCCTGCAGGTACTTGACATTGGCCTTGATGGCGGGCGCAGTCCAGGCGTTGTCTAGCCTCTTCTCGAATTTCCGGTTCGGTATCTTGCGCATCGTTTCCAGAGCCCAGTATGGGGAGTGGATAACGAACCTTCCGGTCTTGGCGTTAAAATCAACGTGGATCGAGTTCATGTGGGCCATGTTCCTGTTTATAGATGCTCAACATTGTTGCAAGATCGGCTTTCAGCGAGCCGGCCAGAGCCGGCCAGTCCAGTAGCCTCTCGTAAATAGCTATACGCTTATCCAGCCTGTGGATGATGGCATGCTTGGCGTGTTTTGACCTGATGGACTTGAAGTGTCCAATCAAGTCGAATTCAGTACTCTGGGGAGAAGTCATGCTTGTCGTTATCCGGTGGTTCATAATCCTTGGCCGGGAGGCACCACACCGACACGAAATTGTGGCCAACCCGGATTCGGTCGGATGATGCGCCTACATCATTGCAGACCTTGAGCCACAGGTCCCTCTTGGACACATCGGTCTTGGTGTCCTTGATGTACTTATCGAAGTCCTGCGACCTGAACATGACGACGTCCATACCCTTGTGATTCTGGACGACCGGTAGGCCGCGGAGTAGGGGCTGCCTGTTCTTGGTGTCGTTCGGGTCGGCGTCAAATCTGGCCTTGGCCAGGAATTCCCTTAGCCTGCTCTTGATCATGCCGGTTTCTGTGGTGTCCTCCGGCATCGGCATCGTGATCCGGGATGCCATCACGGGGCCGATGATGGTGTCCCATTCGCCCTGCTTCATCGTGGGCAGGAACACCGGCGTAGTCTCGATCATCCTCTTCCGGAACAGATCGTACTTGCGCAACTCGTCCGTGTTCAGGTACTTGATTTCATACTCGGCGGCATCGCCAACCACGGCCTTGACAGACCACCGGGGCTCGGATGCTCCGGTCCACATGATCGCCTCGCAGAACTCAGGCATCTGGTCCTTGTTCTGCATGTCCCTGTACTGAGTCTCCGACACCCCGTACTTGCGCTTCCTGCACGCCTCCCGATCGCACACATCCTTGAAGTCGCCGCACTTATAGTTGTACGTCTTGCTCAGTGCCGACTTAATGGTCTTCTGTCTCTCCCCATACTTAATATCAGGCATATACTGCTCAGATAGCTCATGGGCCACCTCCGACGCAGTATCTAGATCACGCTCCTTTTTCCGGGAGTACACCGCTATCTGATAGATGCCAGTGTTCCTCTCACCAGGCGTGAACCCATCCTTGAACTTGGCCTGCAAGCATGGTGGTGCCTCGGTGTGATCGAAATTGGCCCACCGCTGCAGATCCGCTGCCGTCTGCCTCTTGCCCTCGGCATACTCGAGAAACATGGTAAACGGGGCCTGCTTGCCGTTAATGACGGCATAGCGGTCAGTCTTCTTGACGTTGAAATACGGGAAGTTTACCCAGTTGGACAGGCCCTTCTCACCTGTCTCACTATCCTTGTTCATCTTGTCGTGCTTGGGGAACAGACAGTCGGTCCCGGGCACGCGCAGCTTATCTGCCCACAACTTGAGAACGCGGCGGACCAATTCGGCCTTGGCGGGCTCGGACATGAACAGGTACAGGTGCACCCCGCCTGACTTACTCCTAGTAGCCACTAGCGGGTACCCGTGGTCCTGCACAGCCTGCTCGACACCGGCTATATCGGTGTCCTCCTTCTTGCCGTGATTGTCGATGTCGATGGCGCCCCAATAACAGGTGTCATCATCGCGCAGTGGCACACACCCGACGCCCATCACCCCCTTGAAGTGGCCAACAAAATCATCGTAGCCGATTTCGCGCTTCTCGGTGTGGGTGTTCTTCGTCGACGGATCCCAATTCCCGAACGAGCGGGAGTTGGCCCTGTACAGAAGCATGAACCTTTTGACGTCGTCGTCGGACATTTGCAAAGACCTCTCTAGTGCTCTATGGCTCGATTCTACCACAGGGTCACCACCGGCTGCAATAGCTCAACAAATCTCGCGCGAGCGCGTCGCACGTAGGCGCGTTGGGACCCTGATAAGTGCATAATGTTGTATATGGGGGTGCTACGTTTCGGGCCCGTAACGACGCGGCTTTCCGGGGTGGTGTAGCATGTTGCAGGGGGAGGGGGTGACAAGGACTGACATTAGACCACGGGGGACCCCCTACTGCAACATGCTACGTCCACCCGCGCGAGCGACGCACAAGCGCGTCCGGCCGCGTGACGCGCGGTGCAGCCCTGGTGACGCCGTCTGGGTGTTCCGAGGCCAGCGTCGTGGCGGCTCCTCGTTCACGCGCTGCGCTTCTCGGCCCGGCCGGCTATATCCGTAGCCCGGGAAAAGAAGAGAGCAGCGCCGGGACCTCGCCGCCGTCGCCGGGCTGTAGCAGTGGGGTCAGCGCTCGACTGCTACATGCCGGCTGTTGACAGGCCGTTGCCGCTGGAGTTACAATCGGGCCTCAACAACTCATAGAGAACGAAATGCCGATGTACCTCGCTTTGAAACCAAAGTGGACTGCGTCACGTTCGAAGCCCATTCGCAACGTCCATTTCCCAAGTTGCGTGTCGGCCTTCTACGAAGAAGTGTCGTGGGGGGTGGTGATGGGGATCCAGGCCCCTACGCCCCATGATGCCCTGCGTCTGGCCAGGGAATCTGGGGTGTCGATGCCGGCCATCGTGGTGGCGCCCCCCGGCAACACGCCAAGGATGGTGTCATGAGCGACCGCCCATATGATTTCGTGCAGGACTTGCAAGAGATTGCCGCAGGTTTCGGGCGTATGGACCAGTCTGGGCTACAACTACGGATAGCCAAAGCCGCAGACCGCATCAGTGGTGACGCCGTCAGAATCGGGCGACTGGAATCCGAGGCCCAATCATTCTACGAGAAATACCGGCGGACTATGGATGTTGAAAACAGGCGGCTCGCCGAAGAAGTTGAGCGGCTCAAGACCGAGCGCACCATTATCCGGGGATGTCAAGAGCAAATGCTGGCGAGATTGCAGCAAGCACTGGCTGAGCGCGATGCGGCGCTGGTGGATGCGAATGGGGATTCGCGGAGGATGTTCGTCGCGCGCCTTGAGGCGATGTTTAAGGGTGGCGACAGATGGCTTACCATCCCGGCCGTCCTTGCGCTATTGAACAACTGTGACATGCTTGCGTCAAGAGACGCCGCCATTGTCCGCGCTGCGGCAGAAATGGAGCCGAAATGACGTACAAAAACCCGAACCCGCGCGCCACCCAGGACTTTGCTGCCACGCTTGCCGCAATAGCGCCCCGGGCAAAACAGATTCGACTGGCCCGGATGCTGCGCCTCTACATTGCCGCGACCGAAGGATTGACGCAAAAGCAAGTCGCGCAGCAGACCGGCATAAACGAAAGCACCGTGAGCCGCTTTCTGAGTGGCGAGCAGATGCCGGATGGCCGTGCATTCTCTGCGCTGTTGATCCACTGTCTTGGGGAACATGAAAGTCATGACCACGATTGACGACCTGATGCTGTTAGCGCTCCTATATGGAGCCGCACAGTGGCAAGAACTCCGCGCCGCCCTAGAAACCTTCGCCGCCGAGCAGCGCGAAGCCGGGGCGCAGGCGGAACGAGAGCAGTTGTATTCATCTTTGCGCGAGTCTTTCGCCGCAGAGATGATGGCCTCGATCATGTCCACTCAAAATCACAGCATAGCCGTACTTTATGATACAATGAAGGACGGCCCGAGCTATTTCATGATGGCCGCAGATGTTGCAGTCAATATGGCCGATGTTTTGATCGATAGGTTAGGGCGATCGAAGCAAAACGATGACTTACGACATCCACAGGAACACCCGCCACAAGGCGGGTAGCACGGTGACCCAATACACCGCCATGCACACCAGCCCTACCCAGGGCGGTTCCATTTCGTAGGCTCTCACCGCCAGTCTACCGCTTGGCGGTCGGCCAGGCCCGGCGGCAGTTGTGTATTGTCCAGCAGTACGGGAATGACTCGGGCTGGCGATGCTATAGCCATTCGCCACTCCGGGGCCACCTCAGCAGACGCGGCGGCATTGGCACTCCACAAGATCAGTATCACCTTAGCGGAGATGATCCATGCAGCCACTGTTTCTCGCCACCTGACGCCAGGCTCGATGTTGCCGTCGATCAAGACCACATCATAGGCTCGAGCAATGTTCTGCAGACGCCTTGCGTAATCCGAGTCAGCGTGGGAGTATATGATGACGGTCTGCGCACTTGCCGGTATCAGGACCAGCATCAACAGCGCGAAGACCGCAGCCCTCATCATGTGCCCTTGGCGAACAGCATCTTAAATGCGCCCACCATCACCGACCAGCCGCCGACTGAATATATGGCGAGCAGGAATAGCGCCACCCACATCGCCTTGGTGAAGAATGCCTTCAGTCCACCAAACAGGAAACCGCCGGCCTTGTCCCTAGCCACCCGGTTCAGCGATTCACCAACCCTGACCCACGTGTCATCGTCACCTGCCGCGTTAGCAATGGCGTGACTGACTGCTGCCCCCACCGACTGCCCAATCTTGTCAGGCAGAGCCTTGATCGTCGACTGCAGATGAGCGATCTGTTGGGTGTGGTTGTCGGAATTATGCATCATCGCGTCGAACAGCATAGTGATATGCGGGTGCATACCTTCCGCCATCGGATCGCGCACGGTCGGGCGTTCAGGCATGTTCTGCTCCGTCATGAGTATTCGTACACTGTTACTCGGCCGGAACCTCCAGTCCCGTCGCCAGCAGTACCGCAGCTGGCCCCACCCCCGGTGTTGGCATCACCATTGACAGCGGCGGCTCTATTGACAGCACCAGCGGCACCGCCACCGAAGTATGAATTGCCGCCAGCCCCAGAGTAGTAGTTGGCCGACCAACCACCACCATAGCCACCACCACCGCCCGGACAGTTGACATCGCCACCGGAGGCTGCGCCGCCATCGCCACCCCCACCGACCCCGGTAACGTTGCCTTGGCTGCCGCCGGAAGCAGTGAAATGGGCACCAAAAGTGGTGTTGCCCCCGTTCGCCGCACCAGCGCCGCCAGCGCCGATGGTGACAGTCTCGGTAGCGCCCAAAGATCCGGCAGCGATAATCTTCCTGCAGTAGCCGCCAGCCCCGCCACCGCCACCGCCGACGCCCAAACCGACCGTCACTGAACCACCGCCACCGCCGACGCCCTCGACTTCGATGAACCCCACATCCGATCCCTTGGTCCACGTGCCCCCTGCCGTGAACTTCGTGACCCGCAACAGCCGACCCGACTGCGACATCGGGTACATAAACACCATGTCGGTGCCGTCGTAGACCATCAGCGCAATAGCGCCAGCGGGGGCCACCGCAGTCACCTTGGCCCCGGTCGAGTCCAGTTGCTTGAGGTTCTTGACCCCGAGGCTGTTCACGTTCATGGTAGGCGTGCCGGAACATGCCGCGTGCAGCTTTACCAAGAATTGATAGTTGGTGGCGTACGCCGAGATTTTGGGGCCAGAAGTCAGCGTAAACGCCGAGCCGGTGCCGCCTGTGGTCAGCAGTGTGGTCAGGGCATCCGCCCGCTGCAGCACTGCGGTACTTGATCCGGAGGATGGCGTGCTGGCTTGTCGATAGGAGATTGACGACGAGTCCGCGGCCTGGCCAATCGGCGTCAAAATGCCAACATCAGCCGATGATATGCCGGAATCGAGAACGGTACTATCGTTGACCACGGTCACCGTGGTAATCCCCACCGAATAACTGACGTTGCTGATGACCGAATACACGGTGCCGGCCGACACCGCTGCGCGCACCCGGCGGTTGACCTGGTAGACGTCCCGGTAATCCCCGGGCACCGAAAATTGGGTTGAACTGACGTACGACGGCGTTACGCCGGTCGGCAGCCATTCGGCAAACAGCGACGACAGGTTCAGGTCGTTGATCCCGCTGATATTGTCCCAAGTCTGACCGACCTGGACACCAGCCGAATCCTTGACGACGATCTTGTAGGAGGTACCCGAAGTCAGCCAGATTTCTTGCGTGGTGCGACCGTATGAGTCCAGAACCACCGGGTTGGCATTTGCGGTGGTCTGCGTGGAGTCGGTCCAAGTGTTTTCCGGCGTGGTGGAACCCGCCAGATAGAAGTAGATCTTGCCGCCGGCCAGCACGATGCCGGCGTTGCTGAACAGTTGGGTCAGCGCTCCGACGAACGGGGACAGAAAAGCGGTCATGTGGTCACCTCAATATTCACAATGGGTCGCATATCCCATGTCGTGCAACTTGGGAAGCTGTTCCTTCATTCCTTCACCAACGTCATCCCTGACTATCGGGTTGGCAACGTGGATCTGCTTTATGGTCTTGTAGGCCCTGCGGCTGGCCTGCTGCACATCTTTGCCGAATCCCGTAACCACCGCCACGTAATCACCGGCAGTCGCCCACATGGACTTCTCCACGATCTTGTCCGAGTCCATGGCCGGCAGCTTCATCATCTGGATAGACTGCGGGTGGATATGCCGTTGGTTACCTTTGGTGGTACCATACACCGGGACTCCGGATACTTCTGACTTGGTCGCGTTGCCATGTGGGAAGTCCGAGTGCGCCAGCACTAGGCACACCCCGATGTCCTCCGAGAATTCTGTCGTATCTTTGCCCATGAGGGCGTCTTTCATCCATTGAATCGGGTCATTCTTGGTAGCCCCGAGCATCATGTTTGCGATGGGCCACCCCAGACGGCAAGTCCACTCAGTAGGCCACGGCTTGCCCTTCTCGTCAATAATGAAGCCGAGGGCAACGTCCCCGCGATGGTTCAGGGCCAACAGTTCATCACCGAGTTTGTCCAGCGTCTCTTCGCCCAACTTGCTGTCTGGCGTGAAGTAGGCCACGGTACCCATTTCGCCAGTGTTTGGCCCGTAATTCCCCGGCATCAGCTTTTTGTGTTCAAAGCTCTCGTTCCACTGGCCGACCCACCCATCACGGCCCATAAACCGACTTACGCCGAACTCGATCCCCTCGATGAATGTCTGCAGCATCACCTCCCCTTTCGGAGGAGGGGTCCTTCTCATCCACGCGATCAGATCTGCCGGAGATTTGCTCACGTAGGTTAGCGACTTGTCTTCGTTGTCGCCTAGTGTTTTGAACACGAACCTTTCTTCGGTCTTCCATACGTGCTTCTCCGCGTCGGCCATGCTCTTGAAGGTCTTATATGGCGCACATTCGATGCCCACTTTCTCAAGCAGTCTCATACCGGCCCCCCGATCGACCTCCAATCGGGTACTTGCCGGGCTTGGTGCGAACACCGGGAATCCCTGCTTGCGGAAATACTCCAGCTTATCGATGTAGTCATCGTTGCTGGTGGACAGGATCAGGTCAGCCCAGATGGCGTGTGGGACCCAATTGTCGACTCGTTCGATGCCCTTGAATCCCTTGCCGATGTCCCGATTGTTGGACTTCTTTGGTTTGATGAACCACTTCACCTCGTGGCCGGCCTGCGCCGACCTTAGAGCGAAGCTGAGCCCAACGCCATCCTGATCGACAATTAGGATCTTCATTCGTCGTCACCAGACATCACCGCTGCCGCTGCCGCCGGAGCCGACCGGCTCGCTGCTTCTTTCATGACGTACTGCCGGCGCTCCTTCCTTGTCGCCTTGGCCGCGTCCTCGATGTCGGCCATAGATGCCCGTCTGGGAGTCAGGGACTCGTCCACGGCTGTTTCCATCTTCTGCGTTTCCGCGTTCCGGGTCATCGTGTTTCTGACGCTGTCAATGACCCGACCGGCGAATCTCGGGAGAACACCCTTGATGATATGCTCGGCGTGCTCGGACGCCAGGCGCTCAGCCATGGTGCGCCTGTTCAGATTGGTGTCACTCCCCGGGACCTTGGCCGGATTGGTCTTGATGTCCTTTGCTGTCTGCAGCGACCTCTGCAATTCGGTGACGGCTTTGGGGCCAAGAAGCATGTCCAGCTTTTTCAGGCCGATTGACTGAATGGCCTTCTTCAGTCCGGCCGGAGACACAGTTCCGGTGTGGGTTGCGCTCTCGATGATGTAGTCGATGGTCTGATTCTGAATATCTTTCAACGACTGAGCGGCAGAGTCCTGCTGCTGTTTGGTGACAGACGGCTTGGAACCGGGCCGAATCGTGCCATCAGTCGGGCCTTGACCTTTCAGCGAATTGATGACGTTCTGCAGATCCGCCTCGCTGCCACCGATGACAGTCTTTTTCCAGACATCTTCGACTGCCACCCCGTAGTCGGATCGCGATTTCTTGTCCAAGATGCCGGCAACCGCACCCTGCTCTTCGAACTCGTCGCCCCACGACTTGCGTGCGGCCCGAGCCTGCTGGTACTTCTCGCCGCCTTTGCCTTCCGTGATCTTGTCGATGATCTTGCGGATGTCGCCCATGTAGGACTTAACGGAGCCGTCCTTCTGGGCCAGGCGACCGGCCTCTTGGCGCAAGAATTCGATGTCGTCGATGGTGACCCCGGGCGGTTCCTTGTCCGCCACCTGCTTCTTGGTCATGCGGCTGCTGATCTTACCATGCCCGATCGGCTGATCCACGGACTCGTCTTCCCCGATCAACTTGCGGAGGCCGGCGGATATGGACTTGAGTTCTTTGACAGCGATCGCCGCCGCCTCGTTGTCAGCCAAATATTTGGTTAGCGGCGATACATCAACCTTGGCTTTGGTTTCGCCTGACGCCCTCGCCTCCTCGTACAGATCATCAACGATCTGCATCTTGGAGGCAGCTTTCGACTCCAGGGACGACCTGACAGACCGACCGGTGTCGGCTTCGCTGAGCCCGATGTCCTTGCGGGGGCCGCTGCTACCGGTCTTTAACTTCTCGATGTTGGAGGTCAGATCCGCATCCTGCTCCTTGGTGCGCTGGAAGATCCGCTCCCCGGCTTTGGTCGGGGCCACCTGTTGTTCAAATCTGACCTGCGATGGGTCGCGGGTGACGTTGCCAAGGGTCGGGTCGAGCCCTTGGGACTTCATCCGGTGGAACCGATCGGCCTGTTCCGGAGTCAATTCGCGGAGCGGCGAGAAGTCTTTGCCCGGAACCGGTTTGGCCTCAGCCATCGGTTTCAGGGTCCTGCGGCCACCCCCAGCAGCCAGGGCCAGCGGGATAGCGGTTTCTCCGACCGATCGACCGATGTTGGCCCCGGTCGCCCGACCTTCCTTGCCGCCGACCATCTCGCCAACGGCCCCGTACACTGGCTCGGTGACCTTGCCCAGAAGTGACGATGCTACCTCCATCGGGATCGCTGCAGCTTCGGCCTCGGCCTTACCCATCGTGGTTCTGGGCTCGTATGTTAGCGCCTCTTGGACACGCGCGGTCGTCCCGCCGGCATCCGCCAGTGAGTCGGACAGGCCCTTCCCCTTGTACAGGTTGTACGCCGTCTTCCCGAGTCCTGCCAGGCCCGCCGGAATGGCAGCCAATCCGCCAGTGACCATGTTGAGCGCAGCCTCGCCAGCGCCAACAGCCGTCTTGCAGGAACTTTCGAAGTTCTCGACATCCCTAGACCACCCAATCTTGCCGGGTTTCTTGGGTTGGTCTTGCGATTCCTCTGCAGGCTTGGCGCTGGACAGATCGAAGCCCGTGTCAACCGGTTTGGCGCTGGACAGGTCGAAGTCCATGGTCAGAACACCACAGGTTCGAATTGCTTGCCATCAGGACTGACGTATGCTTTCGCGCCGTTCTTATCGATGTGCAATGTCCACCCCCTGGCGTTCTTGGTCGGTACATCCTTGGACCCACCCTTGGGTTTCGCCGGGTCCGGCTTGCCAGCAGCCGTGGAGGCAGGGCCGGCGGTCGGGGTTGCGCCGAGCCTCTTCAGTTCGCGCGTGACGTCTTCGATGTCGGACTTGGCCCTGCGCCTCTTGGCCTCGGCGTCTGGGTCCGTATCCTTGATCGAGTCAAGGAGGGCTTTTTTGTCGGCGTACTCCTTCTGCATGATACTCACGGCATCACTGTCCCTTGCCGATTGAACTTTGGGATCGACCTTGTCGTGACTGCCGGATGCGGTGGGTTCCTTGCCGCTGTTCTCCGACCGCATGCTGTCGCGGATGGCCTTCTTCTGCTCCGCGAAGGCGTCCATCTTGAATTTCAATTCCTTCCTGATGTTCGGAATCAGGCTGTCGATCATCTCCGGCGACATATTGGCGTTGATGATCTGTGCTGCCTCCGCTCGCGCGGCGTCTGATACGCCAGCGTTGGTCAGGGCCCCGGACAGCACCTTGGCCAATTCCGCCTGCAGGGCGATCATGGCAGAGTTCAGGTTGTTGACGTCTTCATCGCCAGCGATGTTAGATCTTCCAGCCCTGATCCACCTGTTCAGAGCCGGAGAACCGGACAAGTCGGCCTTCTTTGCCAGTTGTTGTACCAGGTCCAACCGCTTGTCGGCATCACGCTCGAATACTGCGGTCAGGGCCTCCCGCTTGGTCACATCGGCCAGGGCTACCTTATTGGCCTTATTGGCCGCTGCTCTGATCGTGGATTCCTCCGCGGTATCGCCCGTTTCCTTGGCGATGACAGCAGCCCTGTTCAGGATCGTCGAGCGCTCGGCCGCGCCCAGACGCGCCGGCAGTTCCCGGAACATGTAGTAGTCCTGCGCCGCACGTTCGACGGCATCCGGGGTCAGCGTGCTCTGATCAGCGGGCTTGTCGGTCTTGGCGACGATGCCATCGATCATCGACTTGCCCTGTTCCGGGGTCAGTCGACCGGCAGCCACATCGTCTTCGATCTTGGCAATGGCACTCTTGCCACCGGCCCCGATCTTGCCGTCCTCGTACGCCTTCGCTCGAGCCCTGTCGAATTCCGTCAGGCCAGTATTTCTGGAAATTAGGGATTCTTGAACACGCTGGTTCAGCAGATTCTTTTGGTACGTGGTGCCGACCATCAACCCCTTGAGTTGTTCGGGGGTGGCGTTGGCCAATTGCTGCAGGACCTGCGGGGAATATAGAGGCTTGCCGTTGGGACCCATCTCCTTCGACGCTGATTCAAGAATCTGCTTTCTAGCAGCTTGGAACGCCTGATCAGCCTCCTGCGTTCCTTTGGTCTTGGCCGTGTCCTCGTACACCTTCAGGGGGGCAGCCAGATACGTCAACGTCTTGTCGAGTTGCGTTGAGTGGTTCTTCAGCGCCTGATCGTCCAGTTCAGATATCAGTGAGCGGTACTGTATGTCCTCCTGCTTGACCTTGTTCACGTGGCCAATCAGCTTCATGTACGAGTCAGAACTGACTTTGCCCTTGAGGTCGACCAGCGCCTTGGCCGCTCCTTCCGGGGTGTACATGTCACCGCCGGAATCGATGTACAACTTCAGGGCGTCCCTGTCGTTGTTCGCTTGGCCCAACCCGCGCTCGTATTCCTTGCTGGCCAACACCTGATCGTGGATGGCGGTACCCTTGCTCACAGCGCCGGCGATATCCGGCGCGATGGCTTTGGCCGACATCGGGATCTGGGCGTTGAGCAATGCTCCTTGAACTGGCATGATGTGTACCCCTTAACCCGGGCCATTCAGATTGGTATTCATCCCCGTGAACGAATAGTCGGGCTTGCTGAACCCCGTATCGATCGTGACGTTCGACGGAGGATTGCTCCCGGCCTCCGACCCGAACAACTTGCTCAGCATGGTGAACTGCTGAACCGCGTTGTTGATCCCGTCCGCTTGAGCGTTGGCCCCGCCGATCTTTCCGGCGGCAGTGGCGTTGGCCCCCGCCAAGGTGAGGTTGGTGTTGTTGTCGGCCACCTGCTGCGACGAGGACTGGCCCTGACCGGCAAGGCTCTGGATCGGATTGAGCATGGCCTGGCGTTCGGCCAGCCATTGGTTGAATGCCTGATTCTCGTATTGGGCCCCGGTTTCCTGGCCGAACTTGGTCAAGTCCTGCAGAGTGTTGGTGCCCAATAGGCCACCCCTTGAAGCCGCACTGTTCTGGATCGCTTCGCTGCCGGTCCGCAGGGCGGTCTGCATGGCCTCGCTGTTCTTCGCGTCAGCCATGGTGAACGGCTGCGCGTACTTGCCGTCCGGGGACAGGACATCCTTGCGCAACTGGCCGAGAGCCTCGGTGCCGGCGTCGATCCATGGCCTTTGGGCATCCAGCTGCATCTGCTGGCCTTTGAGGGCAGCATCGGCCTGGATCTGTGCAGCATCCTTAGCAGCGTTGGCCTGCTTGTTGGCTCCAATGAGACTGATGCCAGCGCCAAGAATGGGGGCCAGTAGTTCTAGCATGATGTGGGGTCCTCACAGTCGGTATTGTACCATGTCAGTAGAGTCTGTACCATGTATCCTGGCTAAGGTTATACCTGTATGCGAACCCTTCCCCGGCGTTGAGGGCTGTTGGGTCATTCATTATTGTGGACGCCGCGGTTACCACCAACCCGGCTATGGCCTGGGATGAACTAACCATCACTCGCTGACCGTCCGTTGGGTCGAGCGGCAGTTGAATGGTACCGGCCGTCAGGGCAACGAGAGGGGCAAGTGTGACAGTCTCCACATTGCTCGGGACCAGTATCGAGAACCCGTCGGCAGGTTCAACGAAATAATCCGACAGGTAGTTTTGTACCCCAAACAGTATTTGATATGCTGTCGTGATGAACATCTTCCACGACAATGTAAACTGTTTGTCAGTCCCCGCAACCGAGTCGTTGATCGGGGGAGGACTGATCTTCATTGGGAAGCCTCTGTGCCGGGGGACACAACAGCTTGAGCGCTCTGCATATAGAACGGCACCGGGTCAGTCATCTTGAACCGGAACACAAAATCCCGGGCCGACCCCAACCGGTCCCAGATAATCTGCGTTTCGTACTCGCCCACCGCGCCGATCGTGTGCCAGTCTTCTGCGCCGAACGTCCTGCCGCCATCGATGCTGTACTGCATCATGATCTGCGGGTCCGAGCCCTGGCCCGAGGACAGACCTACCCCGGTTTCCATTTCGACTACCAATTCCGATATTCCGAATTCATTGCCGTCAACGCGAATGTGGCGGCTGGTGATTTCACGCAGAATCGCCACGCCATCATCATCGTACACCGAATCGACCAGTTGGTAGATCTTGCCGGATGAGACGTCCGACACGTAATTCTTGGAGTTGAACGACACGCTCAGATTGCCGAAATGCCTCGCCCGCAGATCCAGGCCGGTCTGAGTCTCGTACCAAATCCCGGTGGACGAGTCGTACAGGAACGATCTTTCTTCTGTCGGGAATGTGATCTGATACATCGGGTGGCCCTGAGTCATGTACGTCAGAGCCACCGCGTCATTATAGACGGCGAAATTGGTGATGATGTCGTCGATGTCGTCGCTGCTGATCTTTTGCGGGGTGTAGCCATTCAGCCTGAGAATTTGAACACCGCCGTTCGGGTTCTCCCCGAGGAACACAATCGTATTGCCCAGATAGGCCCTGCTGTTCTTTGCGGCCAGGCCCCACGATTGGGAAGAACCCTGAATTCTCGAGAAGGGGTTGGGCGACGACCCGATGTCCTGCCAGAATTCCAACGACTTAGAGCCCCAGAGCAGCAGCACACCATTCAAGTTGTCGACAGCGATGGTGTAGTCGCTGGAATTTTCCTTGGTACCATAAATCTGCGGGCTCCAAGTGGTCCCCGACAGCAACTGCGCGACCCCGAATTGCCTGCTGTTCGGGTATTCGACCACGAAATGGCTGTTGATGTTGGCCACAGTGGTCGCACCGTTGGGGAAGTTGGGATCGGTGATGAGCGTCGGCGCTCCGGTGGGTAGCGCAACGGTGTAGCCATTCACCCCATTAACGATCACCAGCGTAACACTGTCGTCCGACATGGACACGTACGAATCCGATTCGTCGACAGCGCCGAGGTTGACGGCAGCGCCACCAGTGGACACCTGAAACACACTGGCTCCGGCGACCACGTACAGGTAGCCGCTGATGACTCGCCATCCCCTGATAGGCCCATCGGTCAGTTCGATAAACTGTGCCGAGCCCGGCGTACCCCTGACGATGATGTTCGACTTGTCGCCATCCGTGCGGATGTCGAAGTAACAGTTGACCCGGCGCTGAGCCGTGACAGTCCCGGCCCTAGCCTTGGTTCCAGTTCCGAAGATCGGGATCGGTTTCATTGTCAGCCGTCAGGGTTGCACTGGAAGTACATGGTAGATCGCTCGGGGTCCTTATGCTGAGCGATCGCCAATGCCGTGTTGAAGTTGTCCTGCATCAATTGCGTCCACACGCGATTGAACATGGGGCAGATTAGCTTCGATAGACCGAGGCACAGCGGCAGGTACCACTCCTGTGGGTAGTAGGGCGTGTCGTTGCCATTGACGAAATCCTGAACCGGCTGCATGTAGGTCAGGCAGATATGCTTGGTGACGTCTTCGGCTGCCCCGGCGTCAGTGTATAGGTAGCTATTGCCCAATTGGAATTCGTAATAGATCGCGGTCGGATCTTGAATGAATGTGGGGTTGGCCTTGTTCGGCAGCATGTCGTAGTCTTGCACGATCATGATGTTGAGCGGCGTGTCGTTCAGGTCCTGATCGCGCAGCACTGCAGTTTCGATTTCGAGGGGCTGTTGAGCGGCGGTCTGATAGGCGAAGATCTGGTTCCCAACCGATGATTGGTAGTCCAGACCAGGTGCCGGAATCGTGATCTGGTTGGTTCCAGTGTTGACGGACGAGGCCGTGGTCCACTGCAAACTCCCGTCGTCGAGTTCGATACCGACGTTGTAGCCGGCCGAAATACCGGTCACATCATCAACGGTCAGGACGGTTCCGGCCGCGCTGACCGTTGCCGTGGACAGGGGGTACACGTAGTTTTCAGTCCAGCCAGTCGCTCCCGGTCCAACCAGGTACCTTCCGGTTTGGTTGGACAGGAAGAGATGGCCGTGCTTGCGCGTCCATACCTTCAACCCCGGGGCGAAATCCGTTTTCCCCATCCATTGTTTGATCATCATGTTCAGCATCATCGCACAGTCCTGAGTCTGGACCGCGGTCGGGGTAGCGTTGGCCCCCAACTTGCCGATGCCGAGCATGGCTTGCCGGATGATGTCGTCCCTTGTTACATAAAACGAATACACCCCGGAAGTTGTCATGATAGCGCCTTGTAAACTTCATCCCATACCGTCTGGATCGGAATGTCCTTCTGGCATTGGGCGGTTCCAGTTTCGTCGTCCTTGGTGCAGTTCTGCCACCCATAATGCAGTTGGTGACAGGCCGGAGCTTCGTTGTTGCCTCTGCCGGCGCACACCGTATTCGGGGACTGCATCGATACCGTGTTCGACCAATCCCGGGTCAGATTCTCCACAGTAGAATGCGATAGGAAGCAGATCTTGCGCATCGGCAAGCACGCTGCCGCGTTAAGCACCCCGGTTTCGGGGCCGATGATCAGATCACACTGCTCGATGAACGCCAGAGTCTCGCGGATGGTCCACTTGCCACTCGTCCTGTGGATCCTCGGCTCGTTGCCCCATCCGGCTTCAAGGATGACAGCCTCCGGGCCACCGACCAAAGCCACATGGGCACCGGGGAATTCGACCATGATGCAAGCAAGGACGTTGTCGAGCCCGGCCCAGGTCTTGTGGACCGAACTACCAGCCAGGGACCACATGATGACTTTCTCAGCACCCCATTTCTTGCGGGTATTGACTGCCCACTGCCGTTCCTCCGGCGTCGGGTAGAATCTGGAATTCAGTTCGTACGGGATGCCCGCGATCTGATGCTGTAGTTCGACATAATTCCGGTTGGTCAGCGAATGGCGCACGGCCGGCGGGTACATATAGACCGTTCTGCCGGGCAACGGCAATAGGGTACCTTCGACCGACTCGCTGAGGTTGACCCACTTATCAAACTTTTTCTTTTGCCATTCCCAGAAACTGCCGAGGTCTGGATTCGGGATCTGGTCCTTATCGAACAAGACGAGGGAGTCGATGTTGGGGTCGTGCTTGATCGCGTCAGATCCCGGGGGGCTGGAATGGACGGTCACGTGATACCCGCGCGACTTCAAGCCGGCGATGACCGACGACGACTGCATCAGATCACCGTATGCGCCATAGCGGACGACGCATGCCGTCTTTTCCGGTCGCGGTCGGTCGCAGGACCGGCTATTGACCCTGCTGTTCAGTTTCTTGAAAACGAGAAGAAAACTGTATTCCTGATCCCCGTTCCGCTCCTGGCAGTCGAGCAGATCCCACCCATCAGGCATAGCAGCGATGACGTCGGCCGGAACGAAATCCCTCTTGTGGTCAGGATTCGCCCCCGGCTGACCGATGTTTGGATAAAAATCCTCGTGGGGCAGATACAGCACCAAGAGCCCGCCCTGCTTGATGACCCGCCACCACTCCTTAAGAGTCGCCTGCATGTCATCCACGTGCTCGAGAGTATGGCTCGAATACACAAAATCCATGCTCTGGGAAGCGATGATATCTAATTTTGAGGCGTCGGCGATGATATCCGGTTTGAACTGAAACCCGAACGACGCATTGTGATGCATGTTGTCGACACTGATCACATGCGGCAGTATCTTGAAGTCACCGGCCCCGATGTCCAGGCCGCGGCCCCTCAAGTAGGGGGCCACCTCCCATACGATCTTGCGGGATTCATTGCACTGAGGATTGTCGATTTTCCAAACCATGATTATTTCCTGTATATGGGTTTAAGTAGTTTATCTGGAAGCCCTAGATTGGGATTCATATCTTCCGATACTCGGCGGGTTTGCAAATGTTGCTCCGTTGGCGTCTCTCCTTTCGCCGATAACATAGGCGTTCCCGGCAGAGTCTGTTCTTGAAATGACTCCGACCCCCGCTCGGTACGCCGGGGATACGCTCGACGGAACGTACCCGACACTCAGCCCGGCAGATTCTAGCACGCTCCCGATGTTCCCGGAAGCCCCCATAAATCCGTTCATCGGTTGTGACATCGTGAAGTAGTCGCTTTGGATGGTTCCGATAATGTTACCTGCCACAGTCAGCCCCGCAGATCCGTCCGAACGAATACATAGATTGTTTAGGATTTGCTGGAAGTGAATCGACGTAGGCGTGCTGATGTACCACGTACCAGTATCCAGCGAAGTCCCGGCAAACGCAGTCACAATGGTGATTGTGATGTTTGAAGCGTCGGTAAATCCGGTGATAGTCGCAGAGCCGCTGCCACCATAGCTGTACAGCATCTTGCCGACATCGCCCGCCGTAAAGATCGCATACGACGGGGAATTGACGGTGCGACCGGCACCCACGGCGGCAGATGACAGCGTGATCGGTGTGGACAGGAACCACGAGCCGTTGATCAAAGTCGTGCTCGCAAAGGCTACTGTAATGTTGACAGTGACGTTGCTGGCGCTGCTATATCCGGTAATGGTCGCACGACCTGCCCCACACGCCACCACCTTACCAACGTCACCAGCAGCGAAAGCCGATGTTGCGTTCAGGGTGCGCCCCGCCCCGACTGTGGCAGCGGATAGCGTACCATTTACAACCGGCATCGGGAACCCTTGGGCCACCGAGTTGTACGGTGTCAGATTGAAGAACCCGTCTTGCGGGTCCATGATGCAGATGTTGTTGGCGAGTAGAATCTGATCCTTCGCCACCGAGAAACTGGCTGTGGGGTAGGTATTCACCCCCACCGCCGCTTTCACAAGCCCAAGGCCACGCGTGTCGAACACATTGTGCAGGACGTTGATGTTGAGCGCCGCAGGATCGCCGGCAAAATTCGTGAATTCCAGCAGACTGCGTTGGTTACTCGGGTCTGAGTTATACCCGAGCGGGCCGAAGTAGGAGTTGATGATCGTGATATCCTGACCACCGATCTGAGCTTTCGTGCTGAAATTATACGCCTCGAAGTTATCGATGATCAAGCCCTTGATCGCACTGACCCCGATAGGGCGCCCATCGATGCCATACTTGTCCATGATGGCAATACCATTGCGAATAACGGTCTGCGACGGGCGGTACAAAATGCCGCCTGTCTCCGAAGCCATGTTCAGAACCGTGTGGACAGTCCCAACATAGACTTGGAAGTCATGAATATATGTTCCTTCAGAATTCTCATTGATCTGGAAGATGTCGTCGTTTTGAATGTCGACCGTGGGTGTGTCCGCCCCATCGGGCCCTGAAATCATAGCGTTATATATGCCGCTCCACGACACATTGCGCGAAATGTACCCGGATGCCCCAATAGATGCTGATTGGAAGCCAGTTTTCAAGCAACCAATCATGTCCACATTCTGGAATGAAATCCCGTCGACCCCGGCGGTCGTGTGCGTTGCAGCCCCACACCCGACGAAAGCAGATCCCCAGATCTGGAAATCTTTGAATATGTTATAAGAACCACCATTGCGGCAGACCAGACCATTGGCAACGCCAGACCCTTGCTGACTGATAGTGATGCCATTATAGAATGTGGGGGGCGCAACGGTGGTTGACCCGGTGTACACCGTGATTCGCCACGGTCCACTGTTTGCGCCAAACCAGATACCGCCCGTTTCACCGATCGACCCATAAGTGACATTACCAGCCGATGAGGCAGGGCGCCAATATTTCCCCATAACTCGAGAAGTATTGCTGTCGCCCGAGAATCCAACGCCAGTGCGGAACGACCGACATTGGCTCACAGCCCCCGGCGGCTCATAATACCAAACACCACCGCCGGAATGCGTCCACAGCGCGTCGTTTGCCGGCGTAGGAGACTGATAAATAAATCCATCCAGTACGGGTTTTGCCAACAAGCGATTCCCGTAACCCCGGACTGTGCAGAAAGATTTCGACCAAAAAGCAGCAAACAACGCAGTGCCCGTGCGGTTATGGAAGTACCCATACCGCAAACAGAATTGATGTCCGCCACCGCCTAGGTCGGTGTATGCCGCCGCCGGGGTGTTGTAGATCTTGCCCGTGCCAATAGACCCGCCCACAAACGACGTAGGGGTATACGTCGCCCCGCTGGTGAATGGCCAGCCTACGGCAGTGGTGTCGTCGATTGCGAGTGTGGGGTCAATGTAGGCGATCGTCATGATTACACCACCGGGACGCCCATCACCAGCCAAGTGCCGCCGGTAATGGTGAAGTAGGGAGAAACGTTGTAGATGGCGCCCACGCCCGCGCTGGCGACGGGTGTCACAGCGTTTGCAACACCGACGAGAGCGGTCGCAAATCGGTTGGTACCCGATGCCGATGCGGCGTCGTACAGACCTGAAACGTTGCCGCCGGCAATTAGACAGATGATATCGTACACAATACCGCCGCCGACCCATCCTGTCGGAAGGCCGTTACCGGTCACAAGGTACCCCTTCGCTATCGCTCCGCCGGCCATACGGCCATATAGAGCCATCTCTCCGGCGATGACAGAAGTCATCCACCCTGCGATTCTCGGGGTACCCGTCGCGTCGACAATATACGGGCCCGTTCCATCCCTGCCCCACCACTGGCCATCCGCGTAAACGTAAGTGGCCGCAGGCAGACCGGTGGTCGGCAACTTGGTATTGCCATCGGTCTGATCGGAGAACCCGGGAATGGTCGCTTGGGCGAAAGGAGGCGTGGCATCGTATGTCACTCCACCTTGAAGGTAATACACATACTTCGGTGTGGGGGTGCGGATTACGGCAAAGGGTTGCGACGAATCAAACGGCATGATTTTCTCCCGAGTTCAGCTTCCAGGTTTCGATGTTCTTGACTTTGGACTTATCCACCCCGATGCGGTCGGCTACGGATTTCACCGTATCCCAGTCCCTACCTTCATCTTGCGCGATCTGGAACACCTTGGACTTGGGCAAGGGTCCCTCGGACAGCAGAGCGGTTATGAATTCCGGCGTATCGTCCTGCTTCACCTCATTGCCGGCAGCGTCGAACAGCTTCCCGCCCTGTTCATAAGACGCCACATGGTGGCCGCAGATCGCGCCATAGGGGGCGGATTTATCCAACTTCATCCGTCACATCCTGTCGAGGTAGTTGTTGCGCTCGGCGAAGCCGCCGGCATCACCATAGAAGTGATCCACGTGTTCTCCGGTGTACTGGTCGTCGCAGCCCTTCATCTGCTGCTTGACAAACCCATTCCGGAAACCGGCATCGGTTGTGGTATCGGACACATCAGTCGCGCCGGCCATGCTGAATGGCAGATCGTTCTTTTCTTTGAACTTTTGGTCACCGATGTCCATCCCCGGGGGCATCTGATTGAACCGCTGCGGGTCCACAGACTCGGCCGTCGCAGGAACGAACTCTTTGAGCCCGCGCAGATCCCGTTGCGAATCCGCGGACACCCACGGCTCGCCGCCCTCCGGCTTGGCGGGGGCGATGACCTGGAATTTTTCTTGGAAGAAATTCATGATGGCAGTCCTTATACAGGTACGGGGGCTCGTGGCCCCCGTACCGATTGACAAAGATGTCGGCGGATTACTCCGTCACATCCCTGGGCGACGGGGTCCAACCATCACCCGGATAGGACTCGGACACCACCTGGCGCAGGGGCATCGCGTGGATTTCCGCGTTCTCCTGATTGCTGATGTCCATGCCGGGCGGCAGGAAGTTGAACTTCGCCGCTTCGCCATAAGGCGTGCCTTGCTTGTCCAGATACCCGGTGGTGATGAACCCAGACATCTCGCCGATGTCATTGTGCAGGCCCTCCATGCCACCAATTCGGGCACTGATTTCCTGCATGGGCTCCGCAAACGGTTGGGCTCCGCTGCCGTCCCCGCGAAGTTGGCCAGCGCTGGTTCCACCGTAATTCTTGGAACTGTGCGGGCTCTTCATGGGTCGGGCATCGTCCGCCGCGACGTTGTTCGCGATCCGGTTGAATTGCTTTCTCGTGGGCATGCCGTTCTCCTTAGTTCGTGACGTTGGCGTTCGGCTCGATGCCGTACTCGATGGCGTAGGCCGAAACCGCCGTCGCGTCGGTACCGCGCAAGATGTGGAACGTGTCCCCGGGGTTCATGATGACACCCCCATCCGCCGTGTTCGTTCCGGACTGAACGTTGCCGGTGGTGCCGGTTCCGGACAGTTGAACCCGGGTGAACACGCCCGATGCCGTGGTCACGGTCGCGGTACCCGTCGACAGCGAGAACGGCCCGTGGGTTGCAGTCGCCACCGCAGTGCCGATGTTGTTCACGTGGATGCCATAGAACTGGTCACCCGCGATGTTCACCACCGTGCCCGTGCCGTTGAACTGCGTTTGCGTGGACGTACCCGCCGTGATGGTCGCAGCCATGATGGCGAAGATGCGCATGCTGGTGAAGGCGACGAACTTCGCGAAGTTCGTGCTTGCGCCAGCCGTGTTCTGACCGAACCCGTGAGTCAGGCGAGCCCGATACGCGGGGTGGTCGTATGCCATGTTTTTCTGAGTCATGTCGTTCTCCTTAAGCCAGGGAGTCCCACTTCACGATGCGGCAGTTCGCAGCGAGAGTGTGCACGATGCCGAAGCCGCCGAGGTAGTACCAGGCGACACCCTTGGAGCGGCCGTAGTCACTCGGGATCTTGCCTCGCATTTCCTCCGGGGTTGCGATCGCTTCGGCCACGGTATCGTTGCCGAAGAAGAACAGCCAGTCGGATCTGCCGTTCACCCACGCTGTGCCGTTGATGCCGTCCGTGCTGGTGCCCTTCACGATGTTGGTCTGCTCGACGTACCGAACGTTCTCGTAGCGACCGATTTCCCCGTTCATGATCAGCTTGAAGCCGGTGTCCGAGTACTGGTGGATCGTTTCGAGGTTGTTCTTGAAGGCGCGCAGGGTCGTGGGCCAGGCCAGAGCGTAGTAATCGTCGCCGAGGTAGGCGGGAATGTTGCGCTCCTTCATCGCGTCGACGATCGACTTCGCATGCGCGTTGTTGTACGCGATGGAATTCGTGCCGGTCACGGTGCCGTTGGTGTACAGAGTCACCGCCGCCGTGTCCGTGCCACCGGTCGGGATCGCGCGAACCAACGCTTGGTTGAACTGCGCCCACGACAGACGGTCGAACGTCTTGACCGCGTCATTCTTCAACACCTTCTGGATCAGTTCCATCACCGGGAACTTGGACAGATTGTCCAGCTTGCCCGAGTAGGGGACCGAGTTGCCCGCTTCCGTCATCGTCAGGGTGCCCTGCGTGATCGTGAAGTTGGTTTCCGGCATGGTGTTCGTTTCCTGAATCACACCGCCGGGGGTTGCGACGTCCGAGAAGACGTCCCAGGTGAAGATGTCACCCTTCTTCTTGCCTTGCTGCGAAGCGTCACGGACGTCAGCGAACTGACGGAACTTGACGAGCGGCTGGACCGCCATCCGCAGCACGTTGCTCAGTTGGCGCGAGTACATGTACCCGCCCAACGAGTTCACCGCCCATACTTGACCTGCCATGTTGGATTCCCCTTGATCAGCCACGAGCCCACTGCGGTCCGCCCCTGGCCTTGGCCATGTTGGCGATCACCACGGACGGGGACTCGTCTTTCTCTTCCTCTTGGACCGCTGGCCGGGACTTGGCGCTTGCCGCGACCGGTACCTGCGGGGCTTGTGCTTTCCGTTCTTCCTTGGTCTTCAACGGATCGGCGGCTGGAGCAGGGGTGAACTTTTTGACGAGGTCGTCACGCCACTTCCTGACTTCATCCCCGATGTCCTTGTAGCGTTCCTTGTAGGAGCGCTTGTCGCCTTCCTTGACCAGTTGACTGTCCTTTCGAAGGACCATCGCGTGTAGGTCGGGATCGGACACCAGATCTGCGTACTCGTTGTCGAACCAATCGATCGCGGTGTTGAAATTGAGGCGTTCGTCGGCAATACGGCCAATGGTTTCTATAGAAATCTGCGGCTGGCGCAGTTTCTGCAGAGCGGCGTACGCTTCCTCGGGGGTACCCATTTGTATGGCGCGGATCAGCGCCAGGTCCTCTTCGGACCCCGGCTTCACGCCCGCGTCAGCGGGTGGCGAAGGTTCTGGATCGACCGAGGGCTGAGCCTTGGCCGGTTGTCGTGCAGCCAAGGCCGCATCTTCGAGGTATTTGTCCCCGGATGCGATCTTCTGGGCCTTGGCGATGAGTTCGGGAGTGAGTTCGACCTCTTCCCCATTGACTTTGATCTTCGGGGCCGGGGCCAGCGCTACCGGCTCGGGCTCCGGTTGGGGGTCGGGGCTCGGCTCCGGATCGACATTGGTGTCCGGTGCCGGCTCAGCCTGAAATGGTTCAGTCGTGTCGTCGTCGTTGACGAGCCTCAGTTCTTCGGCGCGGTCGCGGTCATTGTTGTCGTTGATCTGATCCAGCAGCCGCAGCCGCGCGTCGTTGTTGGTGCCGATGGTTTCGCCATCGTCGGAGCCGGGCAAATCGGCGCTGCCTGTGTCCGGGTCGTCGATATACATCGAGAACATGGCCACCGGGAAGACCATCTTGAATATCTGGCTCAGCAAGTTATTGTGTTTCATCGAAATGCCCTTCCAGCACTTGGGTAGCTTGAATTCCCGCGTCGATGGCTCTCGAGAGCCAATCCCTGAAACTCTCGGCTCGCCACATCCTGTTCTGGACGTTGGCTATTTTGACGGAGTCGTGGGGGTCGCATTTCTTGAATTCTTCCAGGGCGTCATTATACTCCTGGAGTGTGTAGGCCAGCAAGTATTGTCCTATCTGACCGTCCCAGAACATCTCGACTTGTTTGCCGAACACGGCAGTCTCGATCTGTTCATTTTTTGCCGGGTCGTCTTGGTCCTGATCCATTCGCAGCATTCACGTTCTCCATTATTGAAGTGATGTGGGTGGCCAATGCTCTCTTGTTGGCCGCGTCTTCCTGAATGATTGCCACCTCCTTCTTGGTCTGATTGGTGGAATTCGTCTTCATGACGCCAGCGATGGTGGCGTTGGTCTTGTCCTTGACCTTGGTCTGCAGTTCCTGGATCATCTGCATGGCCTGTTGCAGTTGGCCCTGCAACTTGATCACCTCCGGATCATCCGCAGTGAAGAACCGGCTCGGGTCGGTGTACCCGAGGTGCGCAAAGATTTCCTTGGCCACCTCGACGATGTTGGTTCCCGGCGGCAGGCTCTTGGCGAAATTGCCGAATGCGGTCATACCAGTCAGGAATTTCTGCAGTTTCTGGGTCGGGTCCGTCGCCCCCATGCCGACATTGACAGTCAGGGTCAATTCCTGATTCAGCAACTCGTCGGTCACCTCATCGATCCCGAACTGCTGGAACAGCTTGGCATTCTTCGCGGCCAGGGCGATGACGGTCTTGTCAGTCTCGTACATCTGCTCCAATTTGATCAGTTGACGCAGGCATGGCTCGATGAATGTCTCGACGTACGTCCTGATCCCGTACTCGACCAGCGTGCCAGTGCTCTGACTGAGCATGGTCATGTTGCGAGCGGGGGCGGTAGCCGCCCCCTGCATCATTAGAGCGGCCGGGTTGAAGTTGCCCAGCAATTCGTCCATGTCAAGGTTGATACGGTTCTGCTCCTCATATGCAGATCCGGTAACGTCCGGCCAGTTGATTTCCCGGACGTCATTGGCAACGTCGTCCATCATCACCACGGAGCCAGGAGTGTTGGCCACGAGGCCATTGGTGTCGACACCCTTGCCTCTCTTGACGAACCATTTCTTGTTCAGGACGAACTTGACGTTGTCGATACGCTGGTTGGATACCTCGTTGGCTTCGTCCTGCAGGCCCTTGCTGATCTGAGGCACGCCACTCGGCATGAGCTTGTGCGACTCGATGATGTAGATGCCCATCACGTACGGGCGCATGCCATGGAACACCACCTCGCTGAGCAGGCGGGGGTCTGTCAACATCGCCAGATCGTCGAGCGTGTAGAATTCGTAGTCCCGGGTGCCGTCCCTGTGAATGTGCCGCTGCACCCAGACGATATCAATATCGGAACTGCCCTGCGATTCGTTGGAGGTGGGATCGGTGCGGTCCTTCTGACGAGCCGCTCTCGTCGAATCATCCTTGTCCGAAGCCTTCCTCAGCACATCGTCGGGCACCTCCAACCACTCGCCCGACTTCATCTTGGCTTTGACGTCCATGATGTACATCGGAATCAGGTGGATCACGTACGGGCTGCTGTTGATCGGGTCCATCCAATTCGAGCTCGGCGCGACCCGGATATTCTCGATCGGGACCAGGTCCATGACAGGGCGGTCCCTGTACACTTCCTTGTTTGATTCCGAGGGCTGCTCGGGTTCCGGCGGTTCAGGGGCCTGCACTGCGGTGACCGGATCTTCGACCACGGCGTGCGCCCCGTACGGAATGTCGTTCTGCGGCGGGTACTCGGGTTCCGGCTCGGGCATCGGTTCCGGCTCGGGTTCCGGCTCGGGGGCGTCGTCGTGCCGGCGGTATTCCCAATAAATGTGGGCGCAGCATGCTCCGGTAACCTGCGAGTCCTGAATGCCGCCCTGGACGAACAGATACCACGGGATGGTCTTCTTCAGCCGGTACTGGAGCAGCGCCTTCATCACCGTGGCACTGGCCAATTGGGGCTTGCTGGACTGGTCTTCAGCGGTGATGCTGACGACGTCCATGTTGCTGAAGAATGCTGCAGCCGCCGCGGCTTCGTTCTTCCGGATCACGGCCCTCGTCTTGGGCCGGAATAGTCGGCTGCGCTTCGCAAACGCGGGGGCGTTGTACTTGCTGTCGGCCGGGAATTGGTTGTTAAATGCTCGGATGCCGTCTTCCCAATTCTTGCGCCAGTTGGCGTCCATGTACGTGGTACTGGACAGATACGCATCACGCGCCCGAGTGAGCCACCTGTCTTCCTTGGGCGCAGGATTGCCGTCCTGCGCGGTGGGGGGCGTGTTGCGTGAATTGGGCTTGAACATTTCAGCCTCTCTTCTTGAGCGCGCGTTCGAGGCCTTCTTTGTCCTTGCTGTGGTCGCGAGGCTTGAAGAAGCTGGAGTTCGGCCCCGGCAGGTCGCCGCGGTCAACTCCGGCCCGGGGGTCCGGCTCTGGCTTGTCGTACAGGCTCGGGGCCCCGGCTTCCTTCAACCGACGCTCGATCGCCCGTTTCGGGTTCAGTTCGTCACCCATGGTGTCACTCCTTGAAGGATTCGGACCAGGTCTTGCCGATTTCGCCACTGTTGCGGCCCCTGCGGCGATCCTCTTCCTCTTCTTCCTTCATATTCTTGATGTGGTCCGCCGCCTGCTTGTCGAGGACTTTGCCTTCCCCCGTCAGCTTGGCGAACTCGTCGCGCAGGGGCTGCCGCCATTGCTTGTACCGGGGTTCTCTGCGGGGGTCCGGCTTCGATATTTGTCCCATCATTTTCCTCCGAATCGTTCACGCCAGGTCTTGCCGAGTTCGCCGACGTCCTTGCCGGCGCGTCTGGCCCGTTCTTCCTGATCCTCGGCTTCGGATTCCTTCATGTTTTCGCGGTGGCGAATCGACGCGTCGGCCGCATCTCCAGCCGCCTTCCCGCCGAGATGGTTGAGGGTCTGCCATATACGGGCAGACTCCGACGATGTGCTCGCCACATCCTCGCGCAATTGGGACGCCCTGTGAGAGGCGTCACGCCTGTGCTGGCCCCTCTCATTGATCTTATTCTTCAGATCGCTGGAACTGTCCATCACTGCACCTCCAAATTGATCAGGTCCATCATTTCACCATTCCACGTACCACGGGGCACGCCGCAGCGCTCGAGCAATTCGCCGCCAGCAACCATGATTTCGTGCTCCAGATGCGACACCGAATGGGCCTTCGCCGCATCGACCGTGAATCCGTACCTGCCGTTGCTGATGGCCATGTTCTTGACCACGAGAGTCATACCGGGTGCCCACCCGACATACCACAAATGGCTTGGGTAGTGCCGAGTCAAGACGCTAGCTGCCATCTTGGCGATCAGTTCCATCTGGCTGTTCTCGGGGTCGGGAGTCAAGTCGACCGTCTGAATATCGGCGTCGTCATTCATAATGCGCAATCGGTTAGTTCGACTTTCGACACTGACATGATGCTGCCGGCCACCACTGGCTGCTGAGTCAGAACCGCATAGTCGCAAAGTTGTAGGTGATTGGCTGCTAGGGCCTGTGTACCAATCAGGACGTTATCGATATAAAATGAATAAGCCGTCTGGCTGAACTCGATACGCAAGTCGTGCTCTGCACCGTCGACCGACATAGTAGTGTTGATCGCGGTGTTGTTGCCCAGGACGTCGGTTACTTGCGCGTAGGCATGACGAATGCCCCCGGTGTAAGACATCCCTATGACGGCCAACGCTCCGGTGGCGAAGTCCTGTATCGAGAACTCGATCAGTTGATTTGCGGTAGGGATATCCATACCTCACCCCGGCATCGTTGCGGACAGCCGCATCGAGAAGGTCTGGCCGACGCTCATACCCGTCCAGCCGTAGAACGAATCGGCAATGTATTGCGATACAGTCGCGCCGGTCGGTTTGACCAACCCAGCCCCGTCCAGAGTCATCGTGCCGCCGGAATTGAGCCGCCAGGCGAACCCTGAGGGCGCGGTGTCTGGGGTGTGGGCGCTCAGCAGCCCGGTGCCGTTGAAGTTGTCTAGCAGCCATTCAGTGCAGCACAGCGCCGGCTGAACCACGGACGGGGCTAGCCCGGCTGATCCTTCGACGAAATAGGCGTACCCGATATTGGATTGAGTGACTTCAGCGGCCCCGTTCAATTTGATGCTGGCCACCCCGTACTGCCACCCCTCCATGTCCAGACCAATGGCGTCGTTGACCTGCAGCGCTGCCGTGGCCTGAATCAGAGTCTCGGTCGCCGTGCCGGTGTCGTAGGTGTAGATGCCGCCGGTTCCCTTGATATAGAACTCGACCCCATTGGTTTCGTGATTCGTGGTATATGGACCCGGGAACGGTGGTGACGATACTGGCAGGGCGAATCCGATCCGCAGCCTCGAAAAGTCGGTACCTTCGGTCAGGGTGATCGTGACAGATCTGGCCGGCGAATAGGGCTGGTCTTGCCAGCCGATGTAGTACCGCTGTTTCGATGCCAGCGGTGACGGCTCTTCGTACTGGACCAGGCTGATGTTGTCCGTCGTGACATTGGCGGAGTACGCGGCCACGTTGCCGGTACGTAGACCCCCATTGGACGGGTATTGGGGCCCGGGTGCGCAAATGTACAGTGTGGTGGGCGACCCGCCGGGGAACTTCGACCGCATCGTGGTGACAACGCCCCGGTATACGGTGTTGATCACGAAGTAGTCATCCGGGCTGACTGTCGATGCCGCCGGCAGTGTGTCCAGCCACCGGTCCGTGATTGGTTGACCAGTGTATTCGGTATTGTTCACCGACACGCCGACCATGGCCAGGACCGCTGCCACCGTCACCCGGCGAGTGATCGGCGGTGTTCCTTGGTCACAGAACATCAGGTCGTCTGTATACACAACGCTGGCGATCGGCAGTTGGCTGATCCGAGTCGGCCCTCTCAAAGGGTCAACTGGCGGCGCTGAATCTGGGTTGGCTCCGGATGCGGCCAGAATGGCCGTCATCGTCGCCCTCTTGGTCACTCCACCCTGATCGATGACAAAATAATCACCGGCAGTGGCTACTGTCGGCCTCAGGCTGGATATCCTGACGCTCATGCCGTGGGGCTCGCATTGATTTCTTGGAACGAACCCAAACCGTCGTCGGCTGCGCCCGGGACGGTTCCCACCGAAGCAATCAGGCCATCCCGCATGTCCGGGTATTGTGTCCCGTCGACCACCAATAGGGCGTTGCCTTGAATGCCGTAGATGCCGGTCCGCCCCATGTCAGTGCTGTCGTACTCCCGGCCGTTGCCCCATCGGTAGATCCCGTGGTCCGGTGCTCGGAACTCCGCGCCCCAACTACGCTGGCACATGTCCGACCAACTGATGTCACGGCTGGTGACCTTGCTGCCAAGATTGTTGAGATTGGTTGCCGACATGGTTCCTCCGCAGGCGGGAGTGTACCACACCAGGAGTGGACCTACAATCTCAGGTAAACTCGGGCTCCAGATAACCTTCGTCCGTGAGCATCGGTGCCTTGGGTTCCATGTCGAACAGTCGGGATACTGCGTCGATCAAGTCAACCTTGCCCGCGAACGGGAAGAACTGCACCATGCTGAGGAACCTTTTAGTCAGATCGTAGACCTGACTATTCTCGTCTTTGCGGCGAATCGGCCGGGCGATCCGGTAGTCCTGTCCGGTGGTCGCGAATCTCCTCTGGGTGGACGTCAGATTCTTCGGGTCGGTGTCGTACGGCACGAAGAATTTGTGTCCACGGAAGTCAGGACCTAGGCGTTGGACCCGGTCTATCTTCGAGCCTTCGCCTTCCCGGGGCCAGGCCAGTTCGATGATGGGGAATCGACCCCCCTCGCGAGGGTTCTTCATTTGTTCTTCGAAGTAGTCGAGGTCCGCCTGCGCCCCGAACGATTCGTATCCAAAGTAGCAGTACTGCACTCCGGGCGCTGACCTCCATTTGTGATACAGCATGGACGAATTCACCCACCGCTCGCGGAGGTCCATCTTGTGGTCCATGCCGTCGAGCAGGTACTTGTTGAAGGCGTAGTCGATACCGATCACGGCAATCGCGGTGCTGGCCGAGCCCTTCTTCTTTGATCGAGCGGGGTCCACCATCAAGTAGACATTCATCGTTTCGGGCCGTACTTCGTATCTCTGAACGTCCTCGACTGTGAACATCTTTTGCTTCCCAGCCAGCGGGTTTTGCAGCATCTGGCACGAGATGGTCGACTCGCCTTGGTCACGAACTTTCTTGATCCACTCATCCTTCGTCAGGAGTACCGGGTCCCCGTCGATCATGCCATTGTCGGTGGCCGGATACAGTCTCGGAATGACCGAGCCCCGGGTCATGATGTCTTCGTACGTATCCGCGTACGAATATCGGGTGCCAATGTGCCACTTCCGACCACCGCGCGAACCAAGGTTATCGGACAGTTCCCAAGCCGTCGTGGTCTTGGAAATCTGGTCTGGGGTGCTGACGGACGATTCGGTGACTACGTCATCATATACCAGTAGTTTGAAGTGGCGCGAAGTCGGCATACCATCGACCAGGCCGTGGGCCTCAATCGTGGCTTCCTTGGGGTTCGTCTTGCGCTTGACGACAATGCCGGCGTCCAGTGACCACCCCGGCGAGTCTTTTTCCGGGTTGGAGTAGAATATCTCCGGGTACAGCGTGAGCAAGTCCTCGTTCGATTCAAATTCGTTCTTGATCTGCTTCAAGAACGCCTTAGATATCGGCTTATTGTGGCTGAACACCCCGATGGTGATTTCCGGGTCCTTCAGGACTTCCTGAATGATACCGGCGTAGGTGATGATCGTGGATTTGTAGTGCTCTCGAGCCCACAGATCCAGGTACCCATCAGGGTCGTTCTCGACTTCGCGGCATCTGGCGTATAGCCACGGATGAACGACGTCGAGCCGCTTCAGAATCCGAACGAGCAGGTAGTACCGGTCATTGCGGCCGAGCCAGGCCCTGCCTTCCGACCCGAACTTCTCCTCGAACGCCACCCATAATTGGACGACCTTGGAGAACGGGGCTTCGTGTAGCGCCGTCCGTATCCCGGCGGGGACTTCAAGCATCGGCCACCGCCTTGGTCTGGTGGCTCAGCAAGATCTTATTGAACGTGGACGCGATCGCCGCGAAGTCCGATTCCACGGCCTGCTGTACCGGGGTGGTGCCGGCCTGACGGGCCTTGCGGATTTCGTCGTCCTCGTAGTCGTCCCTCATGCCGAACGCCTGCCGCTCCAACTGAATTACGATCTTGAGGGTTTCGCCCAATTTTTTGAGGGTGTCGGTCCGACCGGGCAGGCTGATGACCTTGTGGTAGGCGTCATTCAACTTGTCGACGCCGTTCTTGTCTTCACTTCTGAGGATGTGGCCTAGGTCTTCAAGGACGTCGTTATAGCTGGTCATCCCCTCCAGTTCATTCAGGAGGATCATTGCCAACTTGCGGAACCGGTTGATGTCCTCCCTGTGCTCGCGAATCAGAGCCGCCTGCAGGGTGGCATTGATTTCGACGATCTGCTCGCGAGTGGTCGGCACACCACTCGTCGCATCGATCACATCGCCGGCCAGAATCTCAGTGGTCCGGTCCCCGATCGACTTGCTCAGGGTGGGGACCCCTCGGGTGATGCCGTTCGTGCTGAAATAGTCGAACAGTTCAGACCGGGTCACACCGATTTCGTCCGACAATTCCTGTACGGTCCGATCGGTCGACTGGTATTGCGCTACCGCGTACTTGAAGTCGCGGAGATGCGGTAACGGTTTAGGACGGTTGACCGGGGGCTTAGCCATTATCTCCCCTCGTTATTGACCGCGGAGGCGGTTATACTGGTCAGAGCGGAGCGTCTGCGCCGAAAGGACCCGTGATGTATTCCATCTTGGTGGCAGGACCCGGGTGCTGGAAGGGACCCGACAGCACAGACTCTGTCGTGAAATATTTCTCGGGGATCGGCGGAACCGGGACCGCGTCAGGCCGTGGCTGAAGCAGACGGCTCGGAGGTTCGCTGGCTTCCTGTGCCAGGTCCTCGGCCAGTTTCAGCACGGCTCGCAGTCCCTCGACATGGGAGTGCTCATAGCCTCGCTGGTAGGCTCGCATCAAATCGGAATCGGAAATCTTCATCACGAATCACCGCTATAGTTAGAGTAACCGTTGTAGGCGGTCACCGGGGTGTAGGCGTCGTCCCCCTGACCCTTGCAGTAATAGGCCAGCCGCGCCGGGATGTCCCGGTTCCCATTGCGCTTGATCACCGAATCGAGTTCGAAAGACCCGGTGATATCCGGCGTGCGGCGATATTCCGACGGCGCACATTGGTGGCAGGGGGTTCCTTTGGGGTGTCGCATGGCGGTGTCCTCCAGACGGACCGATTATACACCCGGACCAGCGCCGGAGACAATACCCAACGCTTATGCACCTCGGACGAAGGACGAGGACCCGAGAGGTAATGACGGGCATTACCTACCACCCCCGGATACTGGCACGAGGGTTGCTACGCGCGCACACGCGGGGGCGCACCACACGCACCTACGAAGGGACCCAATTGTGTGCAGAATGTTGTAATATATAGTGCTACGTCTAGAGCCCGTCGTGACGCGGTCCAGAACCCTGATGTATCATGTTGCAGGGGGAATTACTGCGCTGTTCAGCGGTGTTGATGTGGTGGGGGGATCCCCCTGCTACAGCAACGTCCACCCGAGCGCGCGATGCGCACGCGTAGCAACGAGCGTGCCACAGGGCCACGAGCCCCGGACGACGCGGGCTGTCGGGTAGTGGGGTATATCGGAACAAGGAGGGTGCACATGTGTAGCAGTGGCAGGGTGGCGGTGACTGCAACATATGCTACACAAAGCTGAAGTCTGTACATCTTGTTACAATCTAGATACCCGGATTCTCGTTCTCGCTCCGGAAAACGGGAGTGACCCTTCAACGACAACTGGCAAAGTATATAATACGAACTGCCGGAATGGATATTAGAGGCAGCGAGAGGCATGCTCCCCTCTACGCGTAGAACCTCTCCTCGCGCGGCCGGCGGCCTGCCGGCCCTCCCCCCGACCCAGGCCCGAGGGACCCATCGATCTGGCACGAGTCTTGCCGGAGTGAGCGCTAACTGCGACTGCTTGGTCGCGGCGCGACTGCCAAGTCTGCGGGACGACCGGCCAGGCTGAGGGCCGACTGACCGGTGCAGAGGCCGACTGCCCAGGCCAGAGCGCGACTGACGGGTCTGCGAAGCAGACTGACCGGTATAGACGACGACCAGCCAGGCTACGAAGCAGACTGAGGAGGCCAGCGAATAGACGAAGGAGTCTGGAGGGGATGACCAGCTATAACGACGTCCTTGAAGACCTAGGCCACATCCTCAGAAGTGAAGACAAGAACGGCGTCGACAAGTTGAATGACGCCTACCACAA